AAAAATGGCTTCTATTTCGTTTATAAGTTTCGTCAACTTATCCTTTGCCGCCTCCCGGCTTATGCAATCATCCTTTGGTGTGACGGATGGCAAGCTATCAAACGCTTTCAAATCCTCACAGGTTTCGGGGTTTCTGTAGCAAGTGCAATAATCCCTACAAATTTTACAATGCAATCGCCTTGCATCTTCCCGATTGACCGCATCAGTTGACGAATCCTTCGTTTTTTCATCATCTGCCTTTATTTCGCCAAAAAGCGTGTAACTAGGCATTGCAAAACTCATAAGACCCTCCTTATCACTCAATATATCCTCCAAGATAATAATCATTCCCTACGCCGCCCCATTTACTTTTTACCAGAGGGAAAGCCTTGTCTAGCTGTATTTCTGTAATGTTCACTATTCCCGCATAAGCGGCTTTTTCAGCCTCCTTTTTATCCGTGAATACACCAACAAGATATATTTCAGAACCGTAGTTGTGCAAATATCCGTCTTGTGTGACAACATACACTTTGTCAGTTGACGAATCAGTTGACGAATCCTCTGGCTCATATCCGCTATGCGCCTTACAGCACCCATCACAGGCTTCTGAATCCCACGGTTCTGGATCGTGCTTACATGAATCGCATGGGTAGGAATCCTCCCGGAAACTTCCCTCGATCTCTTTTGTCATCATTCTTCTTTCTCCTTATTCCGCGCCCAAATTTCAGCCTCGCATTTGCTCGTATCCCGGACACATTTTTCGTTGTCACACATCGGGCAACATACCATATATTTTATGCGGTTGATTTCTTCTCTTGTCATTCTTCTTTCTCCTTATATGCTTCTATGTTCCCGACATTTATTTCGGGAACATCAAATCAGCGTTTTATCAATTCCCTTATAACAGGTTGTATGTTTTCCTTAAATACTCTTACTATCCGTTTTTGCCACGGTGTATAGTCATATACAAGATACTCCCATACATCTGTCCACCATCCGTCATTTTCCTGCTCAAACAACTCAATGAATGTTTCTCCGTTGTCTGGAATATATTTACATTCGATTTCCTCAAAAATTTCATTTAATCTTTTCTTGTCATCTTCATCAGAAGCATAATCATAAAAATGCTTTTTGGTTGCTTCATAATCAAACTCTTTGGGATTTCCACATAATTTACCTAAAAGATAATCGTCTGTTATTCGTGCCATAAGTTCCAAAAAACTCTCATGCTCTGGAGTGGCAACCCATTGATGAGCATAATTTCCAACATCCGATATGATATTCAGTTCGTACATGTCAAGATTGAAATAAAATCTCGCATAAAGGCATGAACCATAATCCGTATCGGCTTTATCCTGCCTATATTCCAAACATCTTATATTTACGGGAATCTCTTTAACCGTCATCCTTTATTCCTCACTTTCCTGTGGCTCGTCCCACAAATGACAATGTTCACAATCACCATTACATTCAACCGTACCGTAAACAATCTCTGCTATACAGCCCGTCTTTAACCCTCGCTTTCCTGTGGCTCAATCATCTTTGCTCCACAATGACAATATGGATATTCTTTTAATAAACTTATTTTCCCGTGATATTTGCTAGTTATTTCTCGTCCACACTCTGAACAATGATAAGTTAAACATCCAACAGCTTGAACACCTTGATTGTCATTCTTTATCCAATGCCCTGTCTTTAGCTGTGGATTGACGGGTGGTAATTTCTTAATGCGCTTAATAAAATTATGTATTATTTCATCCGTTAGCTCCGTCCACTCGCCCGTCAGCGCCATCAGCGCATCCTCACGGCTAATGACGTCCTCACAAGGCTCTAGCTCTTCGTCCGCCTGCTCCGATAAATCAGACATTCTCAACCAATGCCCCGTCTTTGGTTCTTGCGAAATCAATTTCTCGAATATGTCTATTGGTATATTTGTTGGTATCTCTTTAATAGTAGGAGCGTTCTCAATCATTTTTGCTATTAATTCTCTACTGTCAAGTTTATCTCTCCATACATGTTCCATAAGCTCATCAGCATTTATTAGCCTCATTCCTCACCGCTCCTTCCACTATCTCCGCAATCTTGACCATACACTCGTAAGAAGCATTGTCCGTCCATGTGTCAGTTTTCCAGCCGGATACGATTGCTTTTATATTGTCCAGAACGTCCACCCGCTCCAAAGCTTTAATCGCCGCCCGGATTGCATTTATGTCACGGCTGCAATCAAATTTCGACGCTGGCGAAACATTCGGAAATGCTGCTTCTAATCTGTCGTGTAAATCCCTTAACGCTTCGATGGCTTCATTCTCGTCTAACGGTATGAACTCAACTATTTCCTTCCACCTTCCCATTCGTTCCTCTCTTTCTGGCTTCCACTATCTGCTGCCGAGAACATTTCGCACATATAGTCCGGGCTTGTTTCCTGTATCCACCCTTCCCCTTCTCCGCCATTAAGAAGGACGTTGCACGCGTAGCTCTCCTCGAACCCTATCCCCGTTTTGAAGTTGTGCTTCATTTTGTGGAAATGTCTACAGTTCCAGCACCGTTCCGCTTTTCTCCCGTCCGATCCTTCGACGCATTCGAGCCTCGATAGCTGCTTGTTGCTCAAAAATTCGCACGAAAGTCCGTGTTTCCAGCATTGCGCGAGCCCAGCGTCCGTCTTGTGCGGAAGAGGCTCCTGCCTTATGTGAAAAAACTTACAATCTTTGCAGTACATCCCTGTTCTCCTATCCCTTTGCTTTATTCCCTGCCCTTAACAGCCATCGAAGCAACCTTCCCGTAGCTTTCCACGGTCTTAAATCTCCGTCCGCAATCCAAGCACCTTCGCTGTCTCACATATCCGTCTCCGTACGTGAACCCTCCAATGACCTTCGTGTGCCTTTCTCCGCAAGTCGGGCAGGTTATTCCCGTGTTATCCTGCTTTATGCTCATGCTCTAATACCTCTTAAGTCTCTTTGCCTCCGCTGTTCTGCCGTCTATCGTCGCGTAGCATTCCAGCCCGGCGTAATAGCTGTCGCAGATGCAAAGCGGGCATTTTCTGCACCTAACATGGCCTGTTTCGTCCTGCTTGCTGTACTTTTCGCAAATCTCTTTCTCCTTCGGCGTAAGCTTCATCTCGCGTCTCCCTCCAAAAGCTTTTCCTGCAATCTGGTGAGCTCTCCCTTTATCTCCTCAATCTTTTTTGTTGCCCCGGCTCTCGTCCCCTCTCTTATGATCTTCGTCCACCTGTGTCTGCCTTGAAAATCATTGCAAAGAATCGCAACATACCATTCCGGCTTTCTCGCTCCTCCGCCCTCCGAGAAGTTGAGCTTTGCCCTCCCGCTTATTACGCTGTTGTCCTTAAGCTCCCTAATCTTCTCCTGTATCTCTGCCCGCCTTTTTCGCGCCTCTGCCTCTATGGTCTTTTCCTGTCTTTCAAGCTCCCTAATCTCTTCCTCTCTCGTCATCTTCCTTCCCTCCGTGGGTCGCAGTTAAATCCGTGATCGTCCTCGTTCGGCACAAACTCGAACCCGAAAAGGTTCTCGTGCTCTCTGTCTCCGAGAATCGCTCCCTCCCCGCATTGCAGGTTCTGGTATACCAGCTTCCCATCGCTCGAAACCATAATCATATCGTGCCTGTCGTCCCCTATCCTGTGTATCCGCCCGGAACTCTTGTCCCGAATATACAAATCCGTCCTTCCCATCCTTCTCCTGCTCCTCTTCCTGCGCTTCGCAAATTCATTTCGCGTCCGTCAAAACACCGATGACAATCTTCATGCAAGCCGTATATCCGACCATCCAGCCGTCGAAAGCCTCTTTTGATATTTCTTTCGGGATTTTCGTAATCCCGTCCATCATCGCGTTGCAAATCGCCTCCTTATCAACCGGCGGCTTCTCCGCTTTCAGCGTGATCTTTGTTTCTATGTCCTTCACCATATTCGTAGCTACTGCAAGAGCGCCCTTCCGTTCCTCTTTCTTCGGTGCTGGTATATAAGCCATCGTTTTTTCCTCCTCCTTTGTTTTGTTTTCGTCTGTAACGTACTTCCGAGGCTTTTTCGTCTCGTACATCCATCCGTCTTTCGTGTCCTTCGGCTGGTCGAGAAGCTTGCTAACGTACGCCTGTGACCAACCCGTTCCAAACGCTGCCGCCTTTATGGAATCGAAATTCCTCTCCTCGTTCGTCTTCATGTTGAACGCAACGACTTGTATGCTCCCCCTGTAGTCTCTTTTCCTCGGCATCTTTTCAACCCATTCGAGGTTTATCGCCCCATCGTTCAGCGTATTCCCGTCTTTATGCAAAACGTATTTGTATCCGTTCGGGTTCTTTACAAACGCTTTAGCCACGAGGTTTTCGATCGCTACGCGCCTGTTCTTCCCGTCGTCGCTTCGGAGGTGAACATAATTCTTCTCCCCGATGGCGAATTTCTTCATAACGAACCCGGTCTTGTAAAACCTCGTTGTAAAAACGTCTCCGAGCCTGTTGATGTAATAATCTGGATATTCCTCTATCTTCCTCCAAATGTTTGTGTTTTTAATATATTCCGGCACTCCGCTCTTCATCTGCTCCCTCCCGTAAGGCTAATTATTATGTGAGCATTCGCTCTTACAAGTTCTCTGTTTCCGATCGCTTCCAGAGCCGCGTTTATAGCCTCCATGAACTCCTCTTCCCACCAAGAGAAATCGCGGCAGATTGTATATATGAGCGTAAGTCTGTTTATAACCTCTTCGTCTTTCATTCTTCGCCTCTAATTCCTTCCGCTTTGTGTTTCCCTTCCGTTCCCGGAACTCCTAGCAACAATGGAGAAAAGGCTTTTTCTTGCTCCGCCTCTCTCTGCCTCTCGCGCTCCGCGTCAAGCATTACCGAAAAACTTCCGTTTCCACGCCTCCGTCGCCTTAAACTTTCCTGTCTTGCCTGTCCTTCTGCGTCTGGTCTGCTCTTCCCTGCGCCTAATATCGCTTCTACTCTCCCTAGCATCTTCCATCCCTGCTTCCGCTAACCTCTCGTGCCATCTCGCCACCTTCCTCGCCATGAGGTTTCCGTCCGGCCTCAAATCCAGCTCCGCTGCTATAAGCATACAATCTGTCCACTCCTCCACGAGGTTCTTAAGCGCCTGTTTCTCCGTAACCGGCGTAGGATTCTCTTTTCTGATCCTCCTTGCGAGCTTCAACGCTGCCTTTGTGAGCTCCGATCCCTCCTCCGCGAGTAATTCAAGCATCGCCGCTCTGCCTATGACTTCTAACGGGTCTCTCATTTCCTGTTCCTCACTTCTTTGGTTTTTCTTCCGAAAGTGCGCTAACCATCTTCTTTAGCAGCTCAACGGCTTTCGTCCCCGTGATCGTTTTCCCGTCTGTCCGAATCTTCTTTACCGCCGCCTCGTACTTGCTAACGAGCAGTTCTCCGTCAATCTTCTTTGCCATTTACTTTTCCTCCCATTCATCGCAAAATTCTGTGTAATCCATCTCAATCCCATCGTATTCGCCGCCGGGTCTCCCGCAAATCCACTCGGAAAGCTCCTTGCTGTACTTCCTGTACTTGCAGTTCCCGCAATACTCCTCGTCGTTCTGTACGTTTTCGCCCATCTCAACCTCCTATGAACTCGAATATTGTCATCTGTCTGTAAATCCTATATTTCTCCGGCCTCCCCAGCGGAAACGCGCTTTCCATCCGCGGGCTTTCCGGGTCAACCATGAAATCGTTCTCAACCTCCGGCGGAATCCTTGTCTCGTACTCCTTCGGGAGCTCTACTCCTTCCGCCTCGTTCAGCTCTCTCATAAGCCTCTTGAAGTAGATTATGTGGTTTCTCACGAGGTTCATGTTGCAACCATCCGACCAAAACGGGTCATTGCAACCGTTTTCGTTTATGTGCTTCCACCTCTCCGCCGAGTCGGTTATCTTCCTCGCCAGCTCCCGCATCTCTGCCGCTGGCTTTCTGTCCTTCGCTTTCATAGAGGCCTCCTTAAGCCATGGCTCTAACCTGTATGATCGTCTGCGGCGCTTTTTCTCCGCCTTTCTCCATGCACTTCCTGTGGTGCACGGAAGGTTTAACATATACCGTTTTCCCGCTCTTGTAAGTTCTTATGTGGCCTCTCGTGTTCCAAACGGCGACCTTGTAGTGCCTTATTACCTCCGCGGAAGGTACTCTCGGAATCTTCTCGGACTTGATCGTGATTCCTCCCGAAAGCGTCCTAACAATTTGTGGTTTCGGGTTCTTCTCCGCCTCGTCGAAAACGGCCTTAACATTCGCCCCTTTTCTCCGGCGCTGCGGTTTTGGCTTCCCCTGCATGAGCTGGAAGTTCGTCTCCGATATGGCTTGAAAGAATTTTGTCGCTACGCTCCCTTGTTCTCCGTCTTCCTCGTAGCCTTTTACGAACGGTACAACAACTTCCTCTACGATCTTTCTGTCCGCGTCGCTCCATACCTTCTGCCCGTGTATGGAAGCCCATAAATAATCCGCCATCTGAACCCCCGTGCACTCAACGAGAACCTCGTTTTCTCCGTTTTCGTCCGCTTTCAAATAGGCCGTCGCGTCGTCTATGTAATTTTCTACAATCCACGCTTGAATCCTTCTCTCGTAGCTGAAATCGTAGATGCTTACCTTGACGCTCTTTTTCTCCTCGTCGATTTCTTCAACCTTGAACCACAAGTACCTTTCCCTGTTGACCTTCAAAACTCCCTCTTTAAGCGGCGGTATAAGGAGATAGAAATTGTTTTTTGTTGCCTCTTTCGTTTCTGTCTGAATCTTAACCGAAGGAAAGTCCGCGTCCCTTCCCCTCTCCCCTTCTGGAATAACCAACGAGTAATCTATCGTGTCTTCGCCTCTAATATCCTCCCTGCTCGGAATCTGGTTCGCTTCCTGTATCATATCGAAAACGAGCTTGATGTAATCGTCCGCTACGTCCGACAAACTGCGCTTTTCCGGCTGCCCCGGATTTCCGTAGAGTGAGTTATGCCTGTATCTCTCGTATTTCTTTGCAAGGTCGAACATACTTTTTCCGTTGCTGCCGCCGTAAGCTTTCCGCTTCTGATTCGAGCCGTCTGGTCGCCCTTTTGCCGCCTGTCTTTTTAGCTTCCGCAGTTTTCCCATAAGACCTCCTTTTTGTGTTACCGAAGTATTCTCCCGGTTTCCCTGTCCTTCAAGACTATCCGATCTTGTATCTCGTATCCGTAAAGCCCAGCGACCGCCTTAATAAGCTTTATGCACCTCGACAGTTCTTCTGCGCGTCTGTCCGCGCTGTAGATCGCCTCTCCTGCCGTCGGGTCTCGGTAGCCCTCATTGTTCCTAAACATCGTCCTCCGCTATCTCTCGGAGTGTGACTTCCACCCTCGGTTCTTCCGAGTAGTACTTTACGGCGTGTACTATGCACACTTGGCTGTCGTCGTCGTAAGCCATGCCGTTTATCGCGTCCAGAATCGCTTTAACTACGTTATCCGCGTCCGGCCTCTTCGTGTGCATTACCTTAAGCAGCTCCATCTCCTCGCGCTTCTTCTTCGATGTGCTTTTCGGTATCGGGAAGAACGCTATAATGTTCGCCCAAATCTCTCCTTCCAGCTTCTCCCCTGCGCATTGCTGCTGGTAAGAGAGCTTAACCAGCGTCTCGTATGCCGCCGTTTTCTCCGGGGTGAACGTCCTAACCCCAAAATGTGTCCTCTGGAATCGCGGCCTCCCCTTCGCAACCGGCGAACCGTAAACTGTGAATTTTACACTTTTCATAACTCTTCCCTCGGTCTTTCGAGTATGCTTCTCATGCTCTCGAATCGTCTCCCCGCCTCCTGCCTCCTCATGCTTTTCCCTGCAATCTCCACGGGGTAACACGCCTTCATAACCCTGTCGTAAATCCTCTCGTACCCTATCCCGTCCGGGTTCTTTAACTCCTGCGCCGTGAGGTTCGTCGTTAGGATCATCGGCTTCCCTGTCCGCAATCTGCTGTCGATGACGTTGTAAACCTTCTCCTGTGCGTACGCCGTGTCCCTCTCCGCTCCAAGGTCGTCAATAATCAGCAGGTCAACGCTCTCTATCGCTTTCCCGTATGCCTCCTCGTTCGTCCCATCCTGCCTCAAAGCCTGTAGGATTTTCACAAAAGAGGTCATAAGCACGGCTACCTCCTGCTCCATGAGTGCGTTCGCGATGCAAGCCGCCGTATAGCTCTTCCCTGTTCCCACTCCGCCGTAAAATATAATCCCCTCGCCGCTGGCCTTTACGGTCTCCCAATTATCGACGTAGTTATTCGCTACGGTGTAGGCTCTCTTGTTCTCCGCTCTGCAAATGTATTCCGAAAATTTCGCGTTCTTAAGCTCTCCCGGAATCAAACTCGCCTCTCGAATCTCCTCTATCCGCCTCAACTTCTCCTCGTACTGCTTCTTGTCCATCTCGTCTTTGAGCTCTTTCTCCTTGCAGTAGCAGATTACGGGAACGGTGATCTCTATGTCTGAAAACGGGAGAATCGTTCTGTACTGCTTCCTCTGCCCGCAAACTCCGCAGACCAAAAGCCCCGTATCGTCGATATAGTCTCCCGGTTTCTCCGGGTTGACCTCTTCCTGCTCCCTTATCGGGAGGTAATTAAGCATCGTCTCCATGGCTATCCCTCGTTAAAGTACTGCGCCCAGCTCTCCGCTCCGTTCTCTTCCGGCCTCGCTCTGGCTGTCGTTTTCCCGCGCATCTTCGCTCGTCTCTCTCTTACAGCGTCAAAAACCCAATTTCGTAGCGTGAGGTTATAATCCTTGCACTTGTACCCCCTCCTCTGGATGTATTCGTCGAGGAAGGTGATCGCGTCTTGCGTGTCCTGCTCGCCGAAATCGTTTCGGAGCTTCTCTAACTGCCCGTCGGTCAAAAGTACGTGTTTGTACTCTCCGAGTTTGTGTCTCTTCTCCTTCGCTGGTGCGCCGTCTGCGTCAGCGGACGGTACACGTATATTATCTTGTTCACTTATATTTTTATTATTAACTGATATATCTTTATATTCTTTTTCTTTTTCTTTATCTTTATCTTTATCTTTAGGTTCCGGGTTGGTTTCGTTTGGTTTCGGTTTGGTTACGGTTTGGTTATTTTTGGTTTCGGTTTGGTTTTCTTTGGTTATGGTTTGGTTATTTTTAGGTCTCCCGCCCCTCTTCCCATTCTCGTATCTTCTGTTGTTTGCGTCGATTTGCGGCTTTACGAGGGAGAAAACGACGCTCCCGATCCCTGCGCCCTCCGGCTCAATCCCGTCGAGTGCATAATCTATGATTGCCATTGCCGCTTTTCTGAAATCCTCGTCGTTAAGGCCGCAAAGCGCATCCCGGAAACTTCTGTAAAAGACGAAACCATCTCTTTTCACTTTTGCGCCCTCCCTGTCTAACCATTTGTTTTATGTGCTATCGGGTGTATGTGGTAAACCTCCGTAAGAACCTTCGTGTGTCTGCAATAATCGCAGCACTCGCATCTGTCCGGCTCTTCCATCCTCGCCTTTAAGTCCAAAAGCCTCGTCATGTTCATCTCGACGAACGAAAGAGCCGCCTTAAGCGTCGCGCTGTCAAGAACGAAAACGCCAATACCCGGTTCATCGTGCTTGTCAAGCGCTGCGATGAAGAACGGAAGCCTCTCCCCTGTATTCTGGTAAACGATCTCTTGGTAAATCGCTCCCTGTATGTCGTACCCCCAATACGTTATCCAATCGATATAGCCCGTCTCCTTCGCCCAAAGCCTCTTCGGAGCGTTCAGCTCCTCCGTAAACTCCTCCTCGTAAACGTCCTTCACAACCTTAAGGTCTGTGATAAACTCTCCGGGCTTGTAGCTGTCCATCTTGATCTTCCACTTTGCCCCGAAAAGCTCCCCCGTCATGATCGTTTGCTTCTCGCCGGACATAAACTTCATGAACATCCTGTCCCGCTTTGCTCGCTCTATGATTTTCTCTGCGTGCTTGAAGTCCGCCCGGAGCTCTCCCTTCTGCGTCATTATCTCCGGGTGCTCTGCCTTGAACTCGTCCAGCGTCCCCTCGAACCAAGCGTCAACGTATGAGCCCACGAGCATCGCTGTTGAAACTTCCGTCTTCCATTCCCCGTCGAGGATGGCGAGGGCGCGTGCTTCGCACCCTCTCTTTCCTGCGCTGCCGTAGAAATTTTTATACTGCGACACGCTCATGTACTCCTCGTCGGCCTCTTTTGAGTAATAATTGTCCTTTGTGAGTATCATTAGCGCACCTCCCTGTAGATCGCTCCTACGTGTTCGATGTATCCCTTAATCATCTTCATCTGCTTATCCGTTGCCTTTACCCGAATCATATATATGCCTGTGGCCTCGCCAGAGCTCGTTTTGCCGAGCTTGACGGTCGTAGGGGTATAGTTGTTAGCCTCAACCTCTTCGAGCGCCTCCTGTGGGCTCTGGCGCGTGATTTCGGGCATCCCCGTCTCCGGGCTTTCCTCCTGCCAGACCTCGACCGGCTGTGCTGGCTGGCAAGCCGTTGGAGCCGCCGCTGCCATTTTTGTCCGTTCTTCCGCCTCTTTCCGGGCTTTTTCCTCTGCTTCTCTTCTGGCTTTTTCCGCTTCTTCCCTTGCCGCTTTCCGGGCTGCTTCTTCCGCCGCCCTCTTTGCTTCCGCTTCGAGCCTTGCCTTTTCCCTCTCGATCGCCTCCGCCTCGAACCGTTTCAGCTCGTCAATCTTCCTGTATGCGTCTTGAATCGAAAGTTTCTCCTCGTACGCCTTTAATGCTGGCTCTTTGTACTGCTCTTCCAGCTCCTCGAAGTAAACAAGCTCCGACGAAACCCTTTCGTGAGCCGCCTCGATCGCTTCCTTCCAAGTCCTCTTTGAAGTGCTCACGTTCGTCCATTTGGTGTCGAAAGTGTCAAATTCCAGCTTTTTCCCGATGATCTCCGGCAGGTCTTTGAAGGTTTCGCGCATGAACTCGATGATTTCCTTCTTTGCCTCTTCCCTTCGCTTCGTCTCGTATTCGTCCAGCCCCTTGTCAATCTCTGCAATCGGCTCTTTGACCATTCCTGCAAGCTCTTTCAGAAGCGGCTCTACCTCGTTGTACGGCTTCATGCACTCCGTCTTTATGTCCTTTCTCTTGTCGTCGATCTCCTTAAAAAGCTTGTTCAGCGTAACCCTGTCTTCTTTCGCCTCTTTGATGTTGTCCTCTGTGTAAGCGATTCCCTTGTAGTAGGCCAGCTTATTCGTTAAAGTCGCCTTAAGCTGCTCGTAGTTTACTTTGATTACTCCCGGTATCTGTTCTACTACTACCGAAAGCTCCGTTCCCTCTGTTTTTGTGCTTTTCCCTGCCATTTCGTCCTCCTTTATTTGAAGGGCAGCTCGCCCTGTTCAAACTGCTTATCAAACGCGTCGAAATCAAAGTCCTCCGGCGTTGCTTCCGGCTCTGCCGGTGCTGGTTTTGCTTTCTGTGCCTGTTGTGCTGCCGGTGCTGGTTTCGTCTCTTGCGCTGGTTCTTGTTTCTTCTCCGGGGCTTTCTGCTCTTCTGCCGTAACCTCCGCCGCGATCTTCGCCTCGACCGCATTTGCCGCCGCGTCTACAGCGTCAACGTCCGGCCTGTTGTCCTCATAGCTCCCTGTATTCCCGTCGAAAACCTTCTGATCCTGTTCAATGGCTGTCCGAACCTGTATCGAAAGCATCGCCCACTTTGACAAAAGAAGCTTTATAACCGTCTTTTTTGCCATCTCGTCGAAATGTGTCTGCCACGGGCCATTGTTGTACGTCTTGCTGTACCGCTTTGCGTGGCTCTCGACCTCCGCCTTTGTCATGTAAAGCCCCTTACGGAAGCCGGAAAGAAGCTCGTAGTAAGCGTAGTATCCAACGATTTTATCTCTCTGCCCGCTGGCTCTCTGCGTGCACAAGGAGAAGTCCTCTGCGAATCTCAATTCCTCGAATATCGGGTTGTAATCAAGAATTTCGTCCTCATATACCTCCGTCGCGTGCATCGTCTTGTATTGATTTGTTCTGATGGCGAGCTCGACAAATCCCTTGTAGCCCATCTGGAACTGCGCCTTTCCGCCGTACGGGATTATGTAAGCTCTTCCCAAGTTGGGGTCAATCGGAAGGTCTAACGTAGCCGCGATGAATGCCGCCGACATTATCGAAGCCGGTTCGCACTTCGCAAGAAGTGTGTTGGAAGAGGTGACATTAACGATAGATGCCAAGAACTGCTCGCCGCGCTCCCCAAGGATTCTTTTGAAGTTCGCTTTCACATTCGCATCCGCCACGAGCTTCTTCAGCTCCCCGACCGTCGATTTCGGCCTCCTCTGTAATTCGTTTCCCATTTTGTTCTCCTCTCATTTTTGTGATGGTGTTTATGAAATCCATAAATACGTGCTGCCTAACAACGTCCTGCAGAAGCACATACATATAGCTTTCGTCTTTCCCTGCGATCTCGCATTTTCGCCTCGCGTATTCAATACACGCTTCCAGCTCTTCTTCTGGAACCGTAAGCCCCTGCTCTTCCAGCTCCCTTAATAATCTTTCTTTCAACCTTCTCCTCCTGTCTGGTGTCGAGAATATAACCTATGAGCTCTCTCAATCCGTAGTGGATTAAGCAAGCAATCGGGGTGATTAAGTATTCCCCTCCGACGTAAAACCCGCCTCTTTCCGCGTATGCCGCCTGTACTGCAATCGCCGTAAGTACAAGCCCAAGCGTTATCGGAAACCAATACCTCAATAATAGTTTTTGCATCCTTTTCCCTCTCACTTATAGAATCTGTGACCGCCGTAGCTGTAAAGGTATGTCAGATGGCTCTCGTGCCAGCTCTTTCCCTTGCAGCTCTCGAAGTAAAGCGCTCCCGCCGTGTTGTCCCAGCCGCCCTTTACGAGCTCGTAAGCCGCCCTGCTTTTTTCCGTCGGCGTTGCTGAATAATACCTGCCGTCAGCTCCTACCGTAGAAAACTGACCCGGCTGGAAGATAACCCCGTGTACCGTATTCGGGAAGCTTGGGTCTAAAACCCTGTTAAATACAATCCGAATAATGTGTGCCATCCCCTCTGCGCCGTCTATCTCGTCCTCTGCGATCGCCAGCTTTTCAAGCTCCATCGCCTCTTCTTGCGTGCAAATGTAGGCCAGCCCGGATATTAAATCCGAAAGCTCCTCGACCTCTGCTTCGGTTTCCGCCTCCGTTTCGGTCTCTGTTTCTGCTTCCGTTCCCTTTTCTGTTGTATTTTCCGCGCTGGCCTCCGTCGTCTCTGCCTCTTCGTCGTCCTCGGATTCCTCTGTTTCCGTCTCCTTCTGTCCGACCTCTGCCGTCTTAACATCCTGTACTGCCGGAGCTGCGGCTTTTCTGGCGTTTAGCTTCGTCTCCCGCTTCGCAATCTCCATGATCTCTTTCGTTATGCCAGCTACAGGGTATCCGTGCTCCGTTTCCGTCTCGACGCTAACCGGCTGCGCGGCCTCCGTCTTTGCGGTCTTTCCGTTTGCTGCTGCCGTTACAGATAAAGCCAGAACAAAAGCCCCCGCGCTCATAGCCCATATCTGCCATCCGTCTTTATGCGGTCTTTTCATTTCCTCTCCTCCCTATCGGCTTGACGAATATTCCAAGGTCAACTCCCTGCATATTCTCTACCGCCTCCAAAAGCTCCTCGTCGTTTGTGATTCCGAACTCGTCTCGCATGATCTTCTTAAGCCGTTCCACTAATTCCATGCCCTAAAGCCCTCCCGTTCTGCAATAATGTTGAACTCTGATATTGCAAGTACGATCTTGTTGAACGCCTCCGATACGTTTTCGACCGCGCCTCCCTCTTCTGCTGTGATCTCCCCGTCTGCCGCAATTCCGATCAGCCGTGTGATGTGTCCTTTCAAAGAAGCTGGTTCCAAACTGTGCAGGATTCTTATCGCCGCCGCCTGTACGTTTGAGTTTCTGGTGCATATCGCTTCTCTGCATCCAATCGGGCAACTCGTTTTGCAGTAGATATTCTTAAGCTCCGGCGCGTTGTAGGCCTCCGCCATAATCAATATCTTGTCTGCCGGTACGCGGTTCACCCTGTTAAGCTCGTACTTTTCGAGCGCCGCCTCCGTGATGTGCATGAACTCCGCCGCCGTGTCTCTCCTCGCCAGCCTGTCGTTCTGTTTCGCCGCCTCCATTCTGGCCTTAAATAGCGTCTTTCCATCCATATTTCGCCCTCCATTTCTGTGGTGTTTTCCCCGGCTTTCGCCTATAATAAAAAGTGAAAGGGTCAGCCGGAGTGGTCTTTCTTTTTCCCGTAGTCATCTCGGATGCCGAGAAAATCAGCGATGACTCTCCTGCCTTTTTTGGAAGTGTTGCGTCCGTGAACGATAGCCGATGTGTGCTGCGGCGTGAAGCCTGTTCCTTCGGAAACGTCGTTTACGGTGTACTCTTTCTTAATCATGGTGATAAGAGCCATTTTGCACCACGGGTCAGTAACTACATTCGCCATAAGGCTGCCTCCTTTCTCTTGATAATCCGCCGGGTATGAGTTATCATTTATGCGCCAACATATCGGGATAACTCATACTTACGCGGTGTGATTAAATTATAGCTCTTAAATACGAGTTTGTAAAGTCTTTTTTTCTTTTTTTTGCGCTTTTTTTATAACTTTCTATTTCTATGTATCAAGGCCGCGTATTTTATGGGAACACACAAAAATGGAGGGAAAATATGGATGGATTCTACGAACAATTCTGCGCGGCGTGCGTAAAAAAGGGTACCACGCTAACAACTGTCCTGCGGAAAATCGACCGCGCCACGGGTACAATCGGCGGCTGGAAAAAGGGGCAATCCCCACGGCTCGATATTACTGTCGAGATCGCTGACTACCTCGGAATCTCAATCGACGAGCTGGCTCGCGGCGACGTTTCAAACTTCCGCCGCGTTTCCGATGACGAAAAGGAGTGGCTTTCTCTTATTTCGAGAATCGAGCCCTCTCGCCTCGAACTATGCAAGGATTTTCTAAAAACACATATCGTTGAGCCGGAAAAGTACGAAGGAAAAAGGAAGACATCGTAACCTATGCTTACTTCCTTTTCCGAAAGAAAGAAAGGAGATAATGGCATGACCGGGGACAGATTTTTAGAAGATAATGAAGATTCGCAGGAAGATCGCGGCGGTTTCGAGGAAGAGCTGCGCCGTCTTTCCGTGTGCTACAGGTATGCTTCCGCCGCTGATCGTGGCGTAATATGGGCTGTATTGAACAAATACGTTCCTATGCTAACGGCTGACGGGCTCCTGTAATCTATTTCCGGCTGCCGAAAGAAAATGGCAAGCCTATACAAAGAAGAGGCTGGCACTCCGCTGCTTAAGGTCGCTATCTATATCCGCGTCTCAACTTCGCACCAGATTGATAGGGATTCTATACCTATGCAGCGGAAAGACCTTGCCGCTTATTCCGAGCTGATACTCGGAACGTCCAATTATGTCTATTTTGAGGATGCCGGTTACTCTGGAAAAAATACCGAGCGCCCCGCTTATAAGGAAATGATGGAGCGCGTGCGGAAACACGAGTTTTCCCATGTTCTCGTCTGGAAAATTGATAGAATATCGAGAAATCTTCTTGACTTCTCTGAAATGTATCTGGAACTCCAAAAGCTCCGGGTTGTTTTCGTGTCCAAAAGCGAACAGTTTGACACCTCTACCGCCGTCGGTGAGGCCATGCTGAAAATAATTCTCGTCTTTGCAGAGCTAGAAAGGAAAATGACTTCCGAGCGTGTCCGCGCCACCATGATCTCAAAAGCCTCCTCCGGGGAGTGGAACGGCGGGAAAATCCCCTACGGCTATTCCTATGACAAAGAAACCGCGACCTTCTCGATCGTCGAGGAGGAAGCTGCCGTCTGTCGCATCCTGCGCGATGATTATCTGAAATTTCATTCCATAATCCATTCGACGAAGCTCTTAAACGATTCTGGTTATAAATCGCGCTCTGGAAAACCGTGGTCTACAACGACCTGCTGGAAAATCCTCTCCTCTCCGTTTTATGCCGGAATCTATAGGTATAATCGTTATCGCGGAACAGAGCACAGGACAATAAACCCCTCTGGCGAGTGGGTTCTTGTTCCCGACCATCATCCTGCGATATTTACGGTTGAAGAGCACGAAAAGATGGCGGCTTTTCTGGCTGACAATTCCAGACGGATGAACACTCTCGACACGTACAACTACAAAAGGAACACGTACGTTTTCTCCGGGCTTCTCTTCTGTGACAGTTGCGGCTCTCGGATGCTCCCGCAAACAGGAAGGAAGCACAAGGACGGGTACAATCCTGCCACCTATTATTGCGCGAAAACAAAAAAGACGCGCTCCTGTGATAACCGCGGGGTGAGCGATTCTGTCGTCGGGGAGTTTGTGCTGAACTATATCCTTAATATGCTGAACGCAAAGAAATCGTTTTCTTTCATAAAATCGCCGGAAGCGCTCGAAGAAAGGCTTCTCTCCGGCTCTTCGTTCTCCGAGATTGTTCGTCTGGAAGAATCCGGCTTGCATGAGTTTTATAATCTCCTGTCGAACTATAGCTCCGACGATTCCTTCGTTTTCTCGATGAAGAAGCCGAAGAAGAGAAAAGCTTCCGTAGACCCGGAGGTTTCCTCGCTGCGAAAAGAGCGGGAGCGTCAAGAGCGGGCTTTAAAACGTCTCGAAAGCCTTTACCTGTATTCTGATAACCCATTGAGCGAGCGGGAGTTTATCCTGCGCTCCGCTGAAATAAACGACAAAATCGAAGCCGTGAACAAAAAGCTCGGTTTGATCTCCACCGAGGCCTCCTCTGTTCTCTCTGACGAGGATTTTGTTCGGCAAGCTTCTCACATCCTCGTATCGTCTCTCCTCCGGGATAAAGAGTATGTCTTTTATAGGAATATCGCAACGAATACGTCCCCGGAAGTCCTTCACGATTATTTCGCCTCTATAATAGATAGCGTCCGGGTCTATAAAGGGCGCGTTATGTCTATCGTCTTCAAGAACGGCCTTACCCACAAGTTCCTGTATGAATAAAAGGAGCGGTTGAGCGTTTTTAATTGCGCTCTCCCGCCCCTGTTATCGGGCTTTCAAAAATCTTTCAAAGAAAGAATCTGTATCTAAATCACAAGCATAGCATCCCTCATGCTTATGGGGTGTATGCAAAATCTTATTTTATAATATATCATAGCCCTACGCGAATGGGAACCCTTCAAAGTCGTCTCCGGCTGGCGAAAAGCCGTCGGAATCGCTCTCCACGGCGTTTTCCGTTGTAGAAGCTCCGCTTCCCTTGCTCTCCGCAAAGGAGAATTTTTCCATTATGAGCTCTTGACCGTAGACCTTCGAGCCGTCCTTCTTTTCGTAATCGTTATTCCTCTCTTCTCCTACAACGAGTAAAGCAATCCCTTTGTGGAAATATTTCTCCGCGATCTCCCCGTACTTTCCGAAAGCGGTTACGTTGAAGAAATCCGCCGTCGGCTGCCCTTCAACCTTCGTCGAACGGTCAACAGCCATGCGGAATTTCGCCATGCGCTTTTCGTTGTTTTCTCCGTAGCTTCTCATTTCCGGGTCTGCGACGAGCCTCCCCATAATCATGTGCATATTGATTCCTCTCATGTTTCCTTATCCTCCTTTTTATTTGCGGCCTTTTTAATCGATGTTCACCTCTTCAACGAAGTGCTCCGCCTTTTCGCGGCTGTCGAACCACTCCTTTACGAGCGTCTTCTTTCTGTCTGTCTCCTCCGTACTCTCCGGCTTAACAACGGCCTTTTTCGTCTCCGTGATCTTTGAAACCTTCATTCCGTCCTCATAGATCGCGACCGTAACGCAAAACCACAGTTTTTCGTCTGCTGGCGTAAGCTCCCATTCTTCCAGCTCCTTCTCCGAGAGCTCCCTGTCGTATTCGATGTAGCCCCAAGCTTCGCTGCCGATCTCCTTGACCTCCGTTTTCCAATCGAAATTACGGATTCTTACAACTCCCTCCCGCGGGTAGCTGCCCGGCATAACCGGGCGCATCCTGCTATAGTACCTCTTTAATGTGCTCACGAAATCGCCTCCTTTTCCCTCTGCGCTTCCAGCCGCTCCAAAGCTTTCTTGAAGTACGACATTTCCTTTTCCCCTATTTCAGCCCAACAACCTTGCCCGTAAAGCCTGTCCCGCTCGACCGTCTCCTCGCTGTCTTTGATGGTCTCTCTAATCCAAGCGATGACCTCGCTGTTGTCAACTTCTGTCGTGATCTCGATTGTCGCGTGCTTCCTGTTATGTTCGTGAGCCATGGCGTTTTTCATGTGGTCAGAGCAAAAGGCCGTAAGAGGCCAGAAAGCCAAGTTGTGCTTTGCCGTGCTTATCTTCCCCCTCTTCCCGATCTTCGTAAGCGTGAGCCCTGTTCCGCTGTAGGCCGGGTTGCTGCCGTCCTGTTCAACCCACCAATAGCCGTTATCGTTCTTGAAAAACGCGTTCTCAATCTTTACAATATCTCCGCATTGAATCAATCTTCCATTTTTGTCGTATGTCATCTTTCCCTCCTTTTTGAAATCGGTTGAGTCCAGCCGTGCATCTTCCTCCTTCCTTCTGGCTGGCTTATGCTTCCGTTTTTTCTTCATGCCCCAGCCATTTTCCTCCAATTCCTGCCGAAGTCTCTCCGCATCCGCTCTTCGTGCATCCCGTAGCTCATATACGGGGCAAGGTCTGCGAGCTGCTGGTAAATATGGTTCCTGCACCCGTTTACAACTTCCTGCACCATGTAAAGCCTCCTGTAGCAACTCTCGCCTCTCACAATCCTTGCCTTTGTAATCGCCTGTTCCGGGCTGTCTGCCGTAATGTTGAAAACCTCGTCGCGGTCATTCCATTTCTTCCCGTTGGCTGTAAGCCTATATAAATTTTTCGCCATGCTCTTCTCCTCCATTCTCGTGTTCCCTGCCCGGTTTTTCCCGACCGGGCGCGGGGTGCTTTTATTATGGTCGTAGGTTCGACAGCTTTCGGTTCAAATCCATAACCTCCTGCGTGAGCTTCGTCATTTCGTCAAGGTCAATCAAGTCCTCCTGCTTTGCTGATTCGATAAAATCGATCAGCCATGTCGCCGTCTGTCTCCCGCACCAGAAAGCCGCTATCTTCTGCTCCTCGTCCATTCGCGCTCCGGGCGCTGATAGGTCGATGATTTTGTCCGATATGTGATGCTTCATAAGGCCAATAAGTTCTCTGATTTCCATGTTTTCCTCCTTTGCCCTCGTAACCTCCGGGGAGGCTTTACGCCTCCGCCGCTCCTATACCGAGAATCTGCATTGCTTCTTTCAGTACAGCAAGCTTTCTCTCTGCTTCCTTCGCCCTGTCTTTCTCTTCTGCGAGCTGGCTTTCGAGCTTGTGAGTGTACTGATTTGTGTTCATGCTTTGTATCGCTGCTGATTCCCTTTCTTCCTTGATGGTTGCCTTAAGTGAGGCGACATCCTTGTAATATTCGCTTTGAAGGTCGATGTACTTTTTGTTGAGCTCCTCAACCAGCTTCTTGTTCTCACGCTCCTGCTTTGCAAGCTTCGCTTCCAAGTCTTCGATTCTGGTAGCTCTCCGTCGGGTAAGCCTCTGAACTCCGCCGTTTTTCTTCCAAGTCTTGCAGAACGCATCCTTGTCAACGTCTGCTCCGTAGTATTCTTCTTCGATTTCGCGGTACTCGTAGGATGTGGGCTCGAATCCTGTTCTTTCAATAAACTCCTGCATCATCATAATTTTTTACCTCCGTTTTTTGTGCTGTCCCTTAACTTAATTGAATTATAGCTCATATTTATGAGTTTGTAAAGCCCCATATTAACTTTTTTTCAAAAAAATAAGGAAAAGCCGAAATCACACGGCCTTTCCTTTAGTTCCTGCTCTATTCCTATCTGTTTCTGCTGGTTTTATAGCTCACGAAGTTATCCCCATCTACTATCGAGAGCTCGTATCCTCCAGCTTCCAAGATCGCTTTTACCGTGTCGTATGCGACGTTCTCGACCTTCCCGCTCGAAAGAACAGCATCCGGGTTGAAATCTCCCTTTTTCTCGATCTTGATTTTAAGCCCCATGGCCTCGCACATAGCCGTAACCGTCGAAAAGTTCGGGTCTTTTCTGTCGAGCGTGGCTCCTTTTCCTCTCCTGTAGCCGTTAAGAATCTGCCATACGTTCGTTTTTGTCTGGTGGAGCTTTCCTCCAAGCTCCTCGTATGTGATTCCCTTTTTCTTCATAAACCGTTTTAGTATCTCCGCGACCTTCATCGTTCCTCCTCCGTTGGCTCTATTATAATCATCCGCGCCTAACTCGTCCAGCGGGTTCCGAGCTCTTTGCAATTCTCGTTCATCCTCTTGATCCGCTCGATGCTCTCAATACGTTTTTCCTCTTCCTTCCCTCGAAGCCTGTAATAAAGAAGCCAATAAGGATAACCGTCCGCGTAGTTGCACTCCTCCTCGATCGCCGTTAGGATGACGCGTTTCCTCAAAGCGTGGCAAAGGAACATTTCTATTCTTTCCGGCCTTTTGGATGAAAAGTAGTCCCCCGTTCCGAGTATATCTCTTTTCTTGTCGTAAGCTCTGCCGCTGCGGAGAAGCCTGTCTGTCCATAGAACATTGTCCGTCGGCTTCCAGCGTTTCATCCAGAGGCAAAACCGCGTATATGAGTAGGGATACAGCATCGGAGGCCGCTCGCATGGCTTTCCTCCTACAGTTACGAGCGTCTGCATTATGAGCGGTTCTCCATCTTCTCCCGTCGTCTTTATATATTTTGTTTGCGGTTCGTAATTGTATGTCCCTCCCTTGTTTATCTGTTCTTCGTTGAATATGCTCATTCCCAGCTCCTTTCTACGCCGCGTACGTGTACCTTATTCCCCACATACTCCTATCCCACGCCGCCGAAATCCACTCCCTCGCCGGTTCAACCATCCTGTCCAATATCTCAAACAGGTCTGCTTCGTAAAGCTCTTCCATCCTGCATCCGGCCTTTTCCTCGATCTCGTCCGTCTCGTCGTCAAGAAAGAGCCAGCTTTCCTCCGGGAACTCCTCTTCTGTCTGCTCCTTCCTCCGCTCGTACTCGTCGAATAATCTGTCATAGTAAATATCTTCGTTAAACCTCATAATCGAAATCACTCCTCCAATCTTTCCTCCGGGGAGAAATTTCTCCCATCAACGTATCCCGCTCTCCATTCGTCTACTGTGAGCCTTTCCGTCTTCGCGTAGCTCCTCCTGTCTTCCTTGATGGAACCCGTCGCATCCGCTACTTCCTTCGGAATCTGCGCAACGAGCGCCCAGCCCTCCTCTTCCTGCTTCTCTTCGTCCTGTTTTCTGTACTTTCCGAGTAGACCTGCTGAAAATCCGAACCCGTAGCTTTCCGAAATCCTCTTCGCGTAATCCCCGTTGTATGTCTTCTTTGCTTCCCTTCTGATCTCTCGCGCCTTTGAAAGTACGCAATCAACGGCATATCTGAAAATTTCGAGGCAAATTTCCGCGTCCTCTTCAAGCCCGAAGAAAACAACATCGTTTACGCTGCTCCCGATCTTGTTTCTGGACGCTGCCTTGCAACAGTAGTTTTCCGCGATTATAACGGAAAGCCAATTTACCCACGGGTTTCTGTGTTTACTGTATGTAATGCCGGATTCCGCCTTGATGACCTTTTTGCTCGTGTTCTCTTTGAGGTCGAGCTCCGTAACCTTGTGCTCTATCATAAGCTCCCTTGCCTTAAGGAGAGCCGCTGCCGCCTCGTTTTCGTTCGGGCTCTCCGCAAGTGCAAGAAGCTTTCTGATCTTCTCCCTGTAGTCCTTATCCATTCTCTTCCGCCTCCTGCAAGGCTTCCGAGAGCTCTTCCAGCATATTCTGAATCTCTTCCGCGTCGTCTATAATCTCTCTTATGGATTCTGGTACGCCGTTCATCCCGCGGCATCTAACCAGCACCTCCGCGTGTTCATCCGGGTCAAAGTACGTCGCGTATTCCCGAACTCCCTCAACAATCCCGTCTTTCTTCGCGACATAGAAAGAGAAGTCTTCTCCCGCCGGTGTATGCCGTGACAGCTCCCAGCCGAACTCGTCTTCGTAAACGCTCCACTCTCTTTCTTCGCATATATTAAGGTAGATACTCCTCACGCCTTTGCCCTCCTCCGTCTTTCGCTCGCCGGAATCCCGTTGTACTGATCGCAGACCGTTTGAGCGTGTGCTCTCGTTCCTACGCTGCCGAAGATAGGTATCTGCGGAAACCCTTCGTGGTGACAGTAATACAGTTTCTTTCCCTTGCTCGCCGGGTCTTTCTTGCTCTCCGGGAGTATGCTAACTACATAGGCTCTCTTCATTTGTACCTCCGTTTCTGTGATGTTTTCCCTCGTTCCTCTATGTTATCTGGTGAAGCCCGCGGGGTTATCCCGCGAGCTCGTCCAGCAGCGTCCGCTCCTGCGTACGTGTGTCCGGGATGTAGTAATCGTAGAAGCCTTTCTCTACGTCGTCGCGCCTCTCGACCTTGACGAACCACCAGCCATCCGGCAGGGCTATGTCGAAAATAATGCTGTGCTTTTCGAGCTCCGGCCTTGTGAGCTTCTGGATGTAGCCCTTAAGCCACTCCTTTGTGCGCTTCTCTCCGTTGAAGAAGCCGTCGATTGAAAGATTGTAAAGCTGGTTTGTAACCTCTGTAAGTGTCATAAAGCACCTCCTTTGTGCGGTTTTGCGTTCGTGGTTACGCCATCTTATCAATGATCGCCAGAAGCATCTGGTGCTCCTTCCAGCTAATCTTTTCCTGCTGGTAGGCTCTGTCGATTCCGTCGCTCCCGTAAAATACGTTCTGGATCGCGTCTTCCCTGTCCGCTGCCTCGATGATTCTCTCTAAAAACTTCTTAAACATAATCTGTTCCTCCTTTTCGCTTCTTTTAAGTTAGCAGGGGTTTAGCACCCCTGCCTCGCAAGTATTCTTCCTTCCCAATATGCTGCCTCTTCATCGTGTGCCATCCGGGGAAGCTTCGACGCTACTCTCTTTACGCTCTCGCCGTTGATGTAGAGAGCTCCGTCGATGATCTCCGCGTCCATTTCGATGTGGGTATTCTTTCCAATTCTCCACTTTTCGATAGCCTTGATGATGTTTCTGAAAATGTCCTTGCCGTTGTAAAACCAATCGCCGTTGTCGATCTCCGCTCCGGGGAGAACCTTCTCATTTACGAAGTCGATAATCTGCTTTCTGTCCATTTTATTACCTCCGTTTTGTGTGTTCCCTGTGTTCTTGATGCAATTATAGCTCGTATTTATGAGTTTGTAAAGCCCCATATTAACTTTTTTACAAAAAATATATAAGGTTTCCTTTCTGGAAAACCTTGTTCCTTTTGTGAACATCTGTTTCCTTATTTGAAAATGAATTGAAAAATTGGAACAAAAATGTGCCGAAATTTGAAATGGTAGTTGAAAAAATGGAAATGAATCTTCTTTTTGGAAAATAAAAACCCTCCCCCAGCTCGAATTTTCGAGCCAGAGGAGGTAAAACTAAAGGAGAACTCTATGCCTACAAACTATTCGTCTGTCTGCCTTATCTCATTAGGCGATTCACTTCCGCCTGTACCAAATCGGGGTCGTATCCCTTCGCTTTCAGCTTCTGCCGCCTTGCGTCTCCAACGCCCCATTTACCAGCGATAACCTCTTTCGCGATCTGCGTAATATGTTCCGCGCTCATGGTTTTGCCGTTCAGCTTCGCGTTTACGACCGCCTGTACTGCAAGGTACGAGTAACCAGCCGCCGCGAGCCGCTTCCTGCGCTCGTCTCCACTTCCCCATTTGCCCTGTATTACTTCTGCCGCGATCTGTTCTATGGTTTTGCTTCCGCCGTTCCCGTCGTTCGCCGTTGCGTTCTTACGGGCTGCCCCGCTTGTGACTATAACCGTATGCCCTTTTGTCTTCGTAACGAGAACGTCGCCCGTATAAAGCTTCGTTCCGTCCGCATACGTGAGCTTTTCAAACAGGCCTGTCTTAACAAGAGCGTTCGCCTCGTCTCCCGTCGTGAAGTTTCCGGGGTCTTTCCCCGTCGCTTCCTTTACGCACTCTCGAACGAGTGAGGAGCAATCACACTCCGTTTTCTCTGTCGTGTGGACGCCCTTCGTTATGATTCCGAGCCGCTGGCTCTGGTCATATCCTATATTCGCGTTATTGCAAGCAAAAACCATGTTTTCAGCGATTTTCTCCGCGTGGTCTGCGTCTTTCGCCCGCAGAATGTACCAGCCCTTGCTGTGAATATAGAATTTCTGCATGGAAACCTCGCCAGAATAATCCGGCGCGCCTCCCTGCCGCTGGTCTCCTGCTGCGCCTCCGCTGTATGCTTTACGCTCGTCCGAGCGTGCCGAGCCAATAATTACCTCCATGGCTGCCTCCTTCCCGGAAACCGGCGTATCAAATAACGCCCGCTCCTTCTTTCGTCTTTCGATGAGAGCTTCCTTGTATTTCTCCGCTTTGCCCCAATATTTAACGATTCCTGCGGAGTATTCCTCTACGGTATGGCAATTCTGCGACAATTCCTTTATACCGCCCGCGCCTCTGTTGTATGTGTAAGAAACGAGCGCGTCGAATCTGTTCTGGTTAAGCTCTATCTTCGCATACTGTAATACAAGGCTCTCATATTTCATCAAATCGTCTTTGAGGTACTGCTCCGCTCTTTCCTGCGTAATTTTCATGCCGGGTTGAACGTCCGTTCCGTAGTGGCCAAACCCAATCGTGAAGTACTTTTCTCCGGGGAGCTGGTACGCTTCAAGTCTGCATCCCTCAAATTGTTTAAGCAGGGCTATCCCTGCGTCGCTGGTTCTCATTCCTTGCCTTTCAACTGCATAATCGTCTGATAGATTTTGTCATAGCCGAGCATAGAGCAGAGCCAGCAGAGAATAATGAACGTCACGACAACGACAATAACCTTTGCGTCAACCGCTATGCCTCTTAAGACTATATATGCAATCGAAGCTCCTGCGCCTACAATGACAGCCACAATCGCCGCTAAAATATTCGGCTTCTTAACCGTCGTCATTTTCTTAATCGCCTCTACAATAAGGCTCGTAGCTGTGGAACAGGCCAACAGCGCCGTAAGGATAATCGGTGTATTATTAAGTATCTCCTGCATCCTCTTCCTCGCTTTCCGGGGATTCTTCCTCCCCTCTCCTTGATATTCCAAATATTCCGCCGTCGTTATACTCGAAAATGTTCCCGACCGTCCGCGTTATAAGGATTCCAACGACCGCCGCGCAAAATGTCTTGTTGATCTCTACGATAAACGTCCCTATGTCGTACAGGCTTCCCGTCTGGTGAAGTCCTATCGCCATCATAACCGCCGTAAATACCATGAACGCGAGCCATGCCGCGGTGATTATCTTAAGAACCTTCGCCGAAAATCCAACGCTCCATTTTTTGAAATCTTTCTTTTCCATACGCCTCTTCGCCTCATTCTCTATCAACCGGCTTGTTTCTTATCTCTGGTATGATCTTGTCTCTGAATACGGAATTTCCTCCCGCTCCGAGGTATCTGTTCGCAACGTCGTCGAACGTCTCGTACTCGCTCAATGAAATTGTATCCTTGTCCCGTAGCTTCTCGTAAAGGTGGTAAAGCGTCGCTCTCCCGCTTGCGATCGTGTCTTTCTTCCTGTGCTGTTCTGCCTTGTCCAGCCGCTCGTTTATGCCATCCAGCGATTCGCTTATCTTAATAAGGGTTTCTGTATGCTTCTCGCTCGTGCAAGCTATCTCACATACTTGCTGCCGGAAATCCTCTTTCGCATTTTTTATATTGTGATACCCGTCCGCCCGGTCTTTCCACCATTTCACGATCTCGTAAAGCTCTTTGATTACAAGAAGAACGATGAAAAAGCCAAGCAAGATAGCGACGGGGTTCGCGAGCATATCCTTAATATTGCTCATTTCTCGTCCTCCATTCCGACTGTAGCCTCGTAATCTCTCCAAATCTTCGCTCCTCCGCCTCAACCGAACTGTATTGAGCGAGGAGGGGGAGAACGTCTTGCAAGAGCGAGCAGAGCTGCGCGTTTACCTCTGTAAGGCGCTCTACAATCTCCGAAAGCTCACAAATAATGTCTTGATCGCTCATAGCCAGCCCTCCCTTTCCAAATCTGCCCGGAGCTTCGCCGCCTCGTTTATCTTCTCAACGACGGCGAGCCCGTCGGCCTCCTCCGCGGTTATGTGCCGCATCAGAAGCCGAAAGAGCTCGTTCACGCTGCTCGAAAGCAGATTTATGATAGCTTTGTAGGTCTTAATCGCCTCAACCTTCGGGCTCAACATAGTCTTCGCCGGTGATCTCTTTGTACTCGTCCGGCGTAAGTGCGCCGAGCTTTACGATCTGCGCGAGCTGTTCCTTTGTGCATCCGCCTCTCGCGTATCTCTTTGCGTATTTGTCGTACATAGGGCTGTGGGCTGTCGTTCTCTTTGCCATGGTCTTTATCCTCCTCTATTTGTTAAAAATGGCATCTTGAAGCTCCATGATGGCTATGTCGTGGTCTGTGATCTCCTGCTCCTGCTCCATCTGCGAAATCTCCAAGTCTGTAATGTACTGTTCCATTTCCTGCTTCGTGATGTCGCCCTGCACTTCCGACAAGGCTCTTTCTCTTATGACCTTCATAAAAGTACCTCCTTAAGCGAAGCTGAATCCGAGCGAGGTAACGTACACACGCTCCGTATTCGCGTTCTTTGTGACCGTAACGCGTACCGCGATTCCGAAGCCGTCCTCCGGGGTCTGCTGGAACTCGTAAGCCTCTCCTGCCGCCCATGCCGTCGTCGCGTCTTCCCATGTTGCCTGTGTAGAACAAGCGTCGTTCGTAACCTCAATTCTTACTGCCGGGTTTCCCGTTTTGTCGTAATTGAGGACGACGTTGATCTTTTTCGCCGCTGCGTCCGTTGCAATCGGCTGCGTGTAAAACGCCAGCTCGCCGTACAGCTTCGTAAATGTCCACGTTCTTGTCGCTGTGTTCCCGTCCTCGTTCGTCGCCGTAATGGTGATCGTGTGGCTCGTCTCGTTCGTGAGCCCTGCGAAGTCGTCCATGTTCACGGTGATGTCTGTTTCCAGCGGTACGTTTTCCCGGTTCGCCGTGATCTCTCCGTCGATTTTCTCCACAACGTCCACGCGGGTCGCTCCGCTGTCGGTCACTTGGTAGGTAATCGCCGGAGTGAGCCACTTGTTCCCGAGGTCTCCGTCCGTGCCGGAAATCCCGACCGCTGATGTGACGCGCTGGAAAGGAATGTTCTTCGTCGTGCTCGCGCCATGGGAATCTGTCGCCACAATTGAAATCGTGTGGCTTCCCGTTGAAAGCGATCTAAACGTGGTATTATCCACCGTAAATGTGTAGGTCTGCCCTAACACAACGCTCGAAATGATCTGCTTTGAGGTTCCGTCCAGCTTTACCTCCGCGCTTACCGCGTCTCCGTCCGCGTCGGCGATGGAGAAATCCATGCTGAAAGCGGAGTTTTTATCCCCAAGACTATTCGGCGCTGTAATCGTCGGTGCGCTGTTCCACTCAATCGTGTACGCTCCGTCTGAATCCGCAGTATCGGAAACAGTAAGAGAAGAAAGAATGCAATAAGCGGGCGAGACGCCATTGCTCCCAAGGAAGCTGTCGCTGCCGGTGAGCGAGCCGTCCGCGTTGACACGCCGCGCATGGCGCGAGTAGGAAGCACGGGGAGTACGCAACCACCAATACCACGGACTGGTTGCGCTCGCGTAGTTGCCCTTCGCCGCATCGTTGGCGAGGTTCTTTTTCCGCCTGTCGTTCGTGTTGTTCTGGTTGTAGTAAGCGTAAATCGAGCCCTCTGCGACGTTGTTCTCGTTCGCGAGCCCGACTTCTGTTGTAGACAGCAGGAAAATCTTGCTGCTTACCGTTTCGTATCCGCCTCCGTCCGTGACGGTGTTCTTCGCCGTGGTCTTTGATACGGTCTGTAACGCCGCACGAAGTTCAGCGGAGAAGTTCTGCAAAAAGCCTTTCTCCGTGTCGTACGGGTTAATCGCTGTTCCGCTGCTCGCCCATACGTTTGAGCTGTCTGGCTTCTGATCTGCCGTGTGCTGCGCCGTGTACCACGAATTAGCTGCGGCGTTGCTGTTCAGCCATTGTAAAATGTTAGAGTGAAGGTAACGGTTATTGCCGTTGCTCTTCCTGTTGCTGTCGCTGTTATTCGGTTCTTTCGCGTCGAAGCACTTAAGGGTAATAATATCCCTCGCTTCTAACGCTGTCGTTCCCGCAGGGTCTCCGCTGTGTCCGTGTTCAAGAACCCTCCACACAATCGTCTGACCGTTGTATTTCGTGTTCGTGTCCTTCACAAGCGAACCGACCGGGAGTGTCGATAATAGCTTTGACATTAGGTTTTGCCTCCTTTTCCTTTTCGATGTAGTCTTTGAATAACTCATTAAACAGCGCGTCCATCTTCCTAACTAGGTAGTATGTATCCGCCCTGTGCCGGTTTTTGGGTCTCGGCTTCCCCTTTTTCTTCTTTCCGCGCTCCGCGTGTGCTTTCCAGCCCTCGTGTGCCTCTTTGCAAGCCTTGAACGTACAATTTCCTAGGTCGAGCTGCTTCCGCATCTTCCGAAGCTTCGCTTTGTGGTGCGTAATGCTCTTCTTTGCGAGCTTCTGGATGACTTTGCCCTTCTCCGTGACGTAAAAATGAAAGCCGATGAAATCTATTCCCTGCCTCATGGTTACGATCCGGGTCTTTTTCGGGCTCAATCTCATGCCCCGCTCCTCTACCCAGCTCCTTATGAACTCCAAGCACTCTTTCAAGTACTCTCTATCCTCGTGGATTAGGTAAAAGTCGTCCATGTACCTGCAATATCCCTTAATATGCAATTTTTCCTTTATCGCATGGTCAAGAGGTGAAAGCGCAAGAAGCGCGTCAAGCTGTGAAAGCTGGTTTCCGAGCGGTACGCTCACTCCTCCGGGGATGCTCGCGTGTATGTGCTTTATAAGCCAAAGTAACCGCTCGTCTGAAAACTTGCTCTCAAAATATCCGTTTAGAAGGTCATGCGGGATGCTGTCAAAATATCCTTTCATATCGCAGGATAAAATATAGCCATCAACGCCTTTCCTTCTTACTTGATCTTGTAAGTGCTGCCGGATTTTATAAAGCGCATAATCCGTTCCCTTGCCCTTCAAGCTGGCACAATTTGTGTCTATGAATGACGGGGTAACAATCGGTGTGAGAATATTGTCCATGAGGCTTTTCTGCACAACTCTGTCTCTGTATCGTATGCTCTTAATGGCTCTGTGCTTTCCGCGCTCGTTTATGTCGAAGCAATTATACGGCGAAAGCCTGTACTTCCCCGTTTCTAATAGCTCCTGCAAAGCGAGCGTACACTCGTATCCTCTTATGTCGTAGATCGCTACGCTGTCCTTCCACCGTTTTCCCTTCCGGCAACTCTTGTGTGCGTTATACAGATTGTCGTAATCTGTCAGAATCGAATAATCATCTTTTTCGTTCTTCATATTTCAATAAGGTTGCGCTTGTCGTACCGCGAGCCGTCTTAACGAGCCACAACCCGCTCGTAAAGCCGAATGCACTCAAAAGCCCGCACGCCATTCGGTGCGGGCTGTCGATATTCATTGTTTCGCCTTAAACAGGCCGGGATATATCCTCCTTATTTGGTGTCCTCTGATTTCGATATCTTCCCGAAATATATGTCGGGAACATACTTACTTTGTCGCGGTTTCCACCTAATCGGGCGAGACGCCATTGTTCCCATTGAAGCTGTTGTTGTTGTTGAGCGAGCCGTCCGTGTTGACATTCCGCGCATTGTTCGAGTTGGAAGCATTGGGAGTACGCAACCACCAATTCCACGGACTGCTTCTGATTGTAGTCTATACCCCGTATATAAATTATCCGTTCCGCAAATTGTCGAACCGCTTCAAATCAGCCAGAATCCACCTCGTAACGTGGTTTCTGACGTCTCTCGCTTGTGCCGCCCAAAAGCGGAGTGTTCCGGCGTCAATATGGAACGCGTCAGCCGCTATCTCCATCAGCGTCATCATTGAACGGCAAGCCGCCCTCGCTTCTTTCTGGTAGAGTATGCGGCGGTCAAGCTCCATTGCCGTATTTGGATAAATTTCATTCGCCATAATAAGACAATCGACGATATAAACCGCCTTGTCTTGGAGCTTGTTTACAACCGAGAGCCGGTAACGCTTCGGAAAGTGCTTTTCGTTCGCAGTAAGCTTAATCGTGTATCCTGCAAGCTCTTTCGCGGCCTCCAACACATCGTACTTGCCGGGTTCTCGTTCGTCGGTATGCTTACTCATGCGTAAATCTGGTGGTTCTCGCTGTCGTACATACCGCTACTTACGATATACCCGCTCGTGCTGTCGAATACCTCGACAACAATATTGTCTGATGTGCCGTCTACCTTTGCGCCCTGCTCTATGGACAATGCCAAAACAAGCGCGAGTATGTTCTGTTCGCAATCGTCGAGACGCGCTTCGACTTCGCCGGAGCTTCCGCCTCCCGTTGGAATCGTGTGCCATGTAACGATCTGCTGATAATATGTCGTCCCTGCCTGTACGGTTGTATCCTCCGTGTGGACGTATTCGCCCTCTACGAGAACGAACCAGCCCTCCGCTTTCGGGTTCTCCGTTCCTGCTGGCGTTACCGCGCTGTAAGAACGAGTGGCATACGAAAACTCGTTATTGTAATAGCGGAAACTATGTGCGCCAGACGCACTCGCTATCTCGGAATCTGCCATTGCTTCTACTGCGCCGAAAAGAGCTCCAATCGCCCCGTGAATCGGGACGATTGTGAGCTCTCCGAACTGGCGAAGCAACGACAAATCAATCAAATTTGAAAGACTTGCCATTGTTCACACCCTCCTTTAATCAAAGGTTGTCAAGAGCGTTGACGAGGTCGGTGATATCCTGCGCCGTAGCGGTCTCGATATCATCCAGCTTCTCTTTGTCGGCTGCGCTCATAGTGCCAGCGTTTCCACCTACGCCAGAGGTGGAAGCGGATGCGGCTGCTACGGAAATCTCGTGATTGCTCACGCTGATCGCGCCAGCGCCGGTGTAAGCTGTTACGTCTGCGCCGTCCAGCTTTGCCTTGTCCTCTGCGCTCATGGTACCAGCGGCAGTAGTGGAAGCTGCGCCGATGCTGATAACATGGTTGGTAACGTCGATCGCGCCTGTGCCTGTGTAGGCAGTAACGTCAGCGTTATCCAGCTTTGTCTTGTCCGTAGCGCTCATGAGGCCGTTGCCGCTCTGTGTCGCTACTCCGTAGGAGCCAGCCAGAACGTCAAACTTGTAGGCCGGGCTCTCGCCTGTAGTATCTGTGTCAACGACATAGATATTAGTTCCGGCGGGATGTGCCTTACCTGCGCCCTCAACGAAGTCCGCTGTGGTGGTGAAGTCCTCGGAAATGTTGTAGACCTTGCCAAGGTTTCCGACGACAAGCAGCCCGGAAACGATTCCAGATGCCGCCAGCGTTCCGCCCGGCTTAAGGGCTCCTGCCTGTACCTCACCGATGGCATTGTCCACTTCGGTCTTGGTGTAAGCATCGGTGATGCCATAGCCAGCCAGAGTGGTGGAAGCGTCAGCTTTGCCGTTCAGCTTGGAAGCAAGAGCGGAGGCAAGATCGCTTTCAGCGACTTCATCCTTGGAAGCCAGAGCGCCAAGGTCGGCGGTATTGGCCTTTCCTTCAAGCTCTGTGGCAAGGGCAGAAGCGAGATCGCTCTTCGCTACTTCGCTCTTGGATGCCAGAGTGCCAAGGCTGGAAGCTACTGCGTAGCCCTTGTCCTTTACCTTGTTCAGTACGGCATTTGCTACGGTCTGCATCTGCGATAAGGTTGTGTACTTTGTTGCCATTTCTTTTTCCTCCTTGTGGAAATATTTGGTTGCCCGGTTTCCCGGTATATTTGAAAACACCGAATCCGCGGTTTTCGATGTGTTTCACTTAAAGCTCGTCCAGATGGTCGATTAAATCATCAATGTCCTCGTCTGTTGCGGTCTCCGGGAAGATGCCTCCGCCTCCTTCAAGCATCAAGTCTTCTGCCATAGCCATTACGTCTTCCTCTGACGCGAGGCTTCCGCCGCCGCCTCCTTCATCGATCATCTTCTTAAGCGCGTTCGTATTATCCGCGAGCTGCTTAAGCGGGACGTTTTCTACGGTGTCTGCATCTGCCGGGTCTGTTCTCTCGTACACGCTTATGGTGTCTCGGAACGTCGGGTTATTATTCTTGTAATCTTTCATATCCCTCTATCCTCCTTTTAGAAAACGTCATCCAGCCAATAGGTCTGCTCAACATCGTCGTCCTTGCCCTTCGGCATGAAGTTCTTAATTCCTACGATGTCGCCGTCCTCGTCGTAAAGCGCAATCTCTGAAATGTACTTTCCGGCGAGCTCGTTAAGCCCCAGCGTGCATTCATATCTACAGGTTGTGTCTTCCGGGAACGTATATCCCTCGATCTGTTTCCGCAGAAGCTCGTTGTTAAGCTCCGTCTGGTTGTCCGTTGGGGAAATGACTTCCCCGTGCTCGTCAACGCCTCCGTCTCCGAACGCCATGCCTACGATCTTCGGCAGGGTGTCTTCTCCGGCGCGTGCTCTAACAAGCTTTCGTCTCGAAATCTTTGTTATAACTACGTTTTTCGCATCGCTGCTCATATTGCTGTTTCCTCCTCTTCGTAATCGTATATTGTTTTATGTTTCACACTACCGTCCAATAACCAAGTTCCGTCATGGAAATGCACATCCCCTGTCCTCGTAAGTACTCTGATCTTTCCGAGGGTTTCATCCTCCGTCTCGTCAACGATGGCCTTGTGTCCGGCGGAAAGCCGCCCCTCCCATCTGACGTTGTGGTGTCCGTGCGTTCCGTCCTGTAAAAATCTGCCGTCCAAAAGGTCAACGCCCCAAAAGTCAATAATGATTTTGTGGCGCTCCTTCTGCCGTATCTCTTCCGAGGTCTTTATCCCTGTAAGGAAAGCAACCGATGCAATAATCTCCTCCGGCGTGAATAGCTGCGCCGCTGTCCCCGTGTAAACCCTTATGTCGTATCTCCGGCTGTTGTTATGCAGGAATCCTCCGTCGAGGTAGTATAGGCCGTTGTGCCGCTTCGTCTCCCAAAAGTCCATCTCGTATTTGAAGCGAACCCCTGCGAGGTACATATCTATGAGCTCGTCGAACCGCATTTCGTAGTTTATGACCTGCCTGTACCAATACCAGAGGTGAGCCGGTATCTTCCTGCGGAGAAGTACGCGCAACTGCTGGAAGTTTGCGGTTATGTCGTCGTTCTCGTAAATATAAATGAGGACGGCATTGTTGCCATCCTCGTCTCTCGGTCTGAAATCGACCTCCGTATCGGAAATTCCGAGGTAAGCGTTCACCATCGCCTTTATAACGCTTGCGCTCATTTTCCCGAATCCGATTATGTATGCCTTAACCGCCCTCCGCCTGTCGTCCAGCGTGAGGCTTCTGTTTAGGCTTATGTGTAAGAAGTTCTCCCACCTCTCTATCTGCGCTTCCGATGCGTAGTCGATGAACCCATTCAAGAACGTCTGTTCTATGTCGTCCATCATCTCGTTCGTGTAGTCGCCGTGAGCCCGCAGGATCGCTTCCATCTCTAAAACGTCCCGGTAAAACCGCGGGTAAAAGGTTATCAGCTCGTCGTAGCTGTCTTTCCATGCCCTTCTGAAAAAGTTCATGTTATAACCACCTCCCCTACGACGGGTACATAGTCCTCTCCCGGTCTTATGTTCGTCGTTCCGCCGTTCACCGTGAGGTTGCTGTAGTCGAGTATGCTTTCGAGGCCGGAAATCATCGCCCCAATAGCCGAAACCCTAACCACAATGTCTCCCGCTTCGTCCGTGTCCAGAACAAGGCTCTCAAAGTATTCCTTAAGCGCCTCTTTCGTATCCGCTACAGCCGCGTCAATCGTTCCGCCCGTCGGGAGCTCTGCCGTAAACGCTACGTCTATGGTTAGCGGTATGGCGCTCGCCGCTGTGAAGTGCGCTCCCATGTTCGCAACTCCCTCTCCGAGGCCGTCTCCTACAACATAAGTCCTGCCGTCCACCTCTACGGTCTCGCCGTTTGTTGCCGGGTCAACGTACTCTTGAACCTCCGCAACCTTCGCGTCGCTGCACGGCTGGCCTGTCGCGTCTATCAATATCGCCTTAACCGTGTTCGGGCCATTCCAGAGCGAAATGATCCGCGCTTTCCCGATGCCGTCTATGCTCTCGCACCAAGTCTTGTAGTGCTGTTTGTTTCCGTTCTCTGCTGGCCCGGCTATTTTCTCCTGCACCCTGTCGCGCAAGCTATCGTCGTCCTCTTCGTCCGTCCCGTTTTCGTATATAAGCCCGAACGTAGCCGATTCGAGGCCTGTAATCTGGTTCACGGGCACAGCGTTTTCTCCTGCGTAAACGACGTTGCCGCCCTCTCCTGCGGCCTCCGCTTCGAGGTAATAGATTTCGTCCTCGTCGTCGTATCCGAGCTTAAAGTAAAGCCCGTCCGTGTAGAACCGCTCTCCGATGTTCGGCGTAACGCCAACGAATGTAACGTGATATTTCGCCGGGGTTGCTTCCAGCCTCTCTATGCCATACTCGCTTGCCCTTGCGTCCAGCGCTTCGCCCGTAGCCGTCATTACCGCCATCATATCTGAAACCATTTCAAGGTCGCTGTAAAGCTCCGCTATCTTTAGGCATATAGCCGAAACCGCGTCGAAGAATATCGAGCCCTCCCGTGTGTCAACCTCTTCCGGGGCAGAATCGAGGGCTTCTTCAAGTATGTTCTCGTAAGTTCTGTCGTCAAACATTCCCATTTCCAAGTTCCTCCTCTATCTCCACCTCTCCGTAAATCGTTTCACAGGAGAAGAAAATGTAGGCCGCGTCTCCGCTGATGTCTACGTCAACGTCGCTAATGCTTATCACCCTGCTATCTGCCGAAAGCGCGTCCTCTACAAAACCCTGTATCGCGGCTCTTATGTAATCGTCCGAAGCATCCTTGACGATGATCGCGTCCTCGATCTCGCTCCCGTACTGATCGCTGTATATAAGGCATTTGAATCGCGGCGTAAGAATCGCCTTTCTTATCGCCTGTTCTACAGCTTCCAGCCCGTCCACAAATCCTACTATCCTGCCGCTGTCGAGGTCGAGCTTGTATGTCCTCGTAGAAAGCTCCTCTTCCTCTTCTACTATCGCCTCGTCTTCGTCGTCTTCGTCTTCGTCGTCTATGACGCTGTATAATTCTTCATCCATACTCACACCCGACCTAAAATGAAATACTGTTTCCCGTGGCTCAATGAAAGAACATGAACCTTGTCGCCCTCTTTCAGCCCTGCATGAACCTTCATTTTGAGCTTGTCAATCCATATATCGTGGTCATGCTCTGCGAAAAGAGCGTATCCGCCTCCGCCCTCTCGCTTCTGCGTCTTCCAGTTATACTCCGGCTTAATAGAAACCTCGACCTCGTAATCCGTAAGATGCTCCGGCACAATCGCAATTTTGCCGTTCAGCGTGAGCTTGTCGTCATCCGTCGCTATCTTTAGCGGCTTCTCCGAAACGACCGTTCCCTTTATGAGCTCGATCTCTCCGCCGCACATCCCCTGTATGAGCTGTTTTACGCTCGTATTGTTCCCTTCGCTTGTCATGTTCCTAATCCTCGTTATAGTAGTTCAGCTTCAAGTCCATCATGTGGCTTCTGTCGTCGAAGCTGTGCGTATCGGAATCGACGTAAAATGTCCGTTTGAGGTTCAAATGTGGAATAATGACATAAACCGCTTTCCCGCTTATTACTGCCGGTTTACCGATTGCCTCAACGTCCAGCGATTTTTCTGGTTTCCCCTGCGCCTTTAATATGTTCTCGATTATGTCGCCCGCCTGTGCTCCTTCCAGCGGGTCGCTCTTCGTCTCGATCTCTTGGAAAATCCCGATTTTCTTCTCCAATTTCCCGTTATTCTTAAAGGCGAGCGTGTCTCCTTCCTTCGAGCGAACGAGAACGCGGGTCTTTATGTCCTCTATGCTCTTCTCATAAGTGTACGATGACAGATTAGCGCCACTCTCTATAACCCATTGAACCTTGTTCACTCTCCGCTCTATGAGACTAAGTTTCCCCTTATTGCTCATAACGTAGTGCCGAATCCCTGTCGCTGCGTAATCCTGCGCGAGCGCGTCGCATATAACGTCCCACGCCGTAGTCCTCGGCTTCGTAAGCTCTGGTATGCCATATCCGCACGGCGCTACGCTTCCGACCTTAAGCTTGTATCTTGTGCAAATGTCGTTAAAGATCGCGTCTGCCGTCGCTCCGCTATACATGAACGTGTCCCGGTTGTTCGCAAGGTATATCCCGTTATCGTACGCCGTAACCGTCATCATCTTGCGGTTCGATTGCGACGACTTCATAACAAGCCCTCTGAAAAGCTCCTTCCCGTTGTACTTGAAGAATAGCTGACATCCAGACATAAGCTTAATCCCGCTCCTGTCATGCCCGTATCCGTCGTCATCCAGCAAGGAAACTTGAAGCGACCGCGCCGCTGCGCCCTTCCTTCCGCTCCACTTCACTTTCTCAACGAGCTCCGATATATCGAATTTCTTTCCGCCTTTTTTTAGAATGAGCGTAACGCCTTTCGCCATAACTCACACCTCTATTCCGGCAGGTTAAGTACTGTCCCCGTCTTAAGGTTAAGCGGGTTTCCTCCGATCGCCTCGCTGTTGAGGTTATATATATCCACCCACCTGTCGCCGTCCTCGTAAAACTTGTGTGCTATTTTCCAAAGGCTGTCGCCCTTCCGCGTCTTGTATGTGCTCGGAATAACGCGGTTACTGACGCGAGTTTTCGCCTTTTCAACAACGTCAACGTACTCAAAATCCGACATATCTCACACCTGCCCGTTCTTAAGCAAAAAGCTTTTTCTTTGGCTTCTTGTTCTTCTTTTTCTTCTTCTTTTTCTTGATCTTCCGAACCTTTACCTCTCGGTACTCCTTAAGCTCGATGCTGTACTGAATCGTTCCGGGGTCTCCGCCGTCCTCTTCGTAGTTGAAAGATTCTATCGTGCAGTAAAAGTTCACCTTGTTCTGCTGGCCTGTGATGATGAAATGAACCGGCTTCTTTGCCGCTTTCCATTTCTTTATCTTCTCCACCAGCGTCATCGGCTTTGTGAGCCTCCGAACCTTTATCCCCGGAAACGTAGTCGCCGGGAAGAACGACTTAAACGAGAAGCGGAGCGCGGGTCTGCTCTGCATGATCGTGATCTCTCCGAACCCCGTAATATCGACACTCTTGTTGTTCGTGCCGATTTTCACGTTGAAGCTCTCCGGGTTGACGGGAAGCTGAATCTTGCCATTTTCCGCGTTATATGTAAGCCATACCTCGTAGGCCTCTCGCGATGCAAGAAACCGCGCTTCCCTTCGCTCTGCCGCCCGTGCTTTCGCCGCTTCTATCCTCTGCTTCCGTTCTTCCGCCTCTTTTTTCTTCTTTTTCTTTTCCGCTGTGGTCTGCTTCTTGCTTTTCTTCTTTTCGGCTTTCCGAGCGTCCGCCGCTTTCTTTTCCGCGGCCTTTTCAGCCGTCGTCTTTCCTTTAGTAGTCATAAGACAAATCAGCCTCCTCGAAAGAATCCGTCTGTAGTATGTTCATAAGCGCGGGTCTTATGTTGTCCATAATCATGTTCAGTATGCTCTCTCTGTCCGCTCCGCCGCCTCTGACCTCTATGCTTCCGCTTCCTGCAACGTCAATAACAACGTGCCTCGTACTGTCGCCTCCGCCGTTTCCAGCTCCGCCTACTTCGCTTGGAGGAGCAACCGGGGCTATCGTCTCCTGCGTGTTGAGGCTCTGGTTGTTGATTGCCGAGAGTATGCGGTCTGTCTCCTGCGTCGGGAAAACGGTGCTTCCCTGCTCTCCGATTATGAGTTCCGGGCCACTCTCTCCTGCTATGTAGAACGGCTCGCTGTCCGTCGTTCCGTCTGCGTACGCCGCCGCTCGTGCAATAAGCTCATGCCCGCGTTCTCCGGCTATAAATGCCGCTGGCGCACTCGTTGTGCCTCTCGCTTGCGCCGGAAGCTTTGCGCCTCCCGCTGACCGCGCCGTTGCCGTTGCCGTTGCCGCGGAGCTCAATGCCGCCGAGACCTTCGTCGCTATCGTCGTCGCTTCTGTAACCGCCGCTTCTCCCGCCGTTCTGATAGCATCGGTGTAAGCGTTCATAGTCGCCGTTGCCACCTGTGCTGCCGTCCCGCTGTTGTCCATGTTCTCTATGGACGTTCTTATATCATTTTCCAGCGTCTGCATCGCTTCCGAGCCCGCGGTCTGCATATCCGCCATAGCTCCGGCTGTCTCTTCCTGTTTGCTCTGCAAATCGTTGTACTTCTCGACCATCGAAGCAAGCTCTTCATCGCTGGCGCTCGCCATGGCTTCCAGCGCCGCCGCGCTTTCCTTGCTGCCGTCGTCCATCGAGGCGACCATTTCCGCCAGCCCCTCAATGTTCCGCTGCTGCAACGTGGCGAGGTTGTCCGCGTAATTGTTCCAATACTCAATCTGTGAATCGAGAGCCGTATTAAGCTGCTCCATCGAGGATTCTGAAATATCCCCGACTTCATCCCAAAGCTGGAACTGTCCCTGTATGCTTGAAAGCGAAGCCTCGTAAGCCTCGTTGTAAGCCGCCGCGAGTGCCTGTATGTCCTCTTCGAGCGTCCCAACAACCTCGTCCGCCGTCATCAGCGTCGCGTTCGATTCGTCCGTTGCCTCTGCCGCCGCGTCGTATTCCCCTTCGAGCTCCTGCAATCTCCGTGTCGTCTCGTCGTAGTCTGCCTGTAACTGTTGCTGGTAGTCCGAAGCCTCTTCCCAGCGCTCTTTCGCAAGGTCGTAAGCGTCTTTCTCGTCGGAGAGAGCCGTCGCAACTCCGCCGAACGCCATCCCGGAATTTTGGGCTATGACCTGCGCGTAATCGTCCGCCGATTCGTTCATGGCCTGTTGCGCGAGGTCTGCCTGTTCCGTGGCCTTTGCAAGCTCCTCCTCCATAGATATCTGATCTTGAATGAGCTGGATGTACTCTTGGAGCTTCGCGGCTTCCATCTGCTCCGCTGCGAGCTGGTGCGCGTAGTCCTTCAAAGCCTGTGTGCTCGCCTCTTGGTTTGTCGTCAAGTCCTCGTATGAAATCCCGAGGTCATCGACAACAGGCCCAAGCTCTCCCATGATGGCCTTTATTTGCTTAACCGATTTCGCTGTTCCGTCGCTTCCTGCGGAAAGGTCTGCAAGCTTCTGAATGAGTGCGAGCTGTCCCACCTCTTGGTCTTTGATCGCCCGCTGTCCGTCGTCGATGGACTTAATCATTTCGTCATGCTTGCTTATGTAGCTGTCAAACTCCGCGTTCATCTCCTCAACGGTCTGTCCCTGCTGTTCGATGGATGCGGAAAGGTCATCAATCTGGTATTTTAACCGGCTCGCCTCTTCCGAGGTCTCCCCGTATTTGCTTACCGCTTCGTCGTACTTGCTTTCGAGCGTATCAAGCTCTCTGTACTGCTCCTGCGTCGCGTAGGTGTAGTCTCTTAACGGATCGTCTGCTTCTCCCATCATTGCAGAGAAAGCCGCGACCGCCGCCGTAACGCCCGTTATCGCCATCGCTATCCACCCAATCGGGCCAAGTGCCGCGTTGAGCGTGGTTCCGAACGTAGCTATCGCCGGGATAGCGACCTTCGTTGCGAACGCGACGGCTGTAATACCTCCGACCAATACTCCGAGCCCGATTCCCGCCGCCGTGATCGCTTTCGTGAGTACAGGGTGGTCGTTCAAGAAGTCGCCTATACTCTTCTTCATATCCGCAAAGCCTCTCGAAACCTTGTCGATCGTAGGCTGTAATGCTGATGTAAAGGCCGCGTTCATGCTGTTGTTCGCCTGTTCCCACCTCTGCGCGAGCGTCTGGCTTGCTTCTGCCGTCTTGTCGAGCGTTCCTTCCGTGTCGTCGAGGGATGCATTGAACGTGTCGATGGAAATCGTTCCGTTCCGAATCGCCAGCGCAAGCTCCTGCCCCGCTCTGGTTCCGAAAGTCTCAACCGCGAGTGCTGTAGCGTCTGTCTCGTCTCCCATCTCCGAAATCTTCGTGATGGTGTCCTGCAAAGCTGTATTCGCGTCCAGCCCCTCCTTCGAGAAGTTGTTAACAGCCGTCCGTAGTGCCGTGATCGCTGTTGAGCTGTTTACGCCCGCAATCTCGAAGTCTGCAAGCATCTGTATTGTATTGTCGAGCGAAAGTCCCGCGTTCTGGAACGATGCCGCGCCCGTAATAAGTGATTGCGAAAGGCTATCGACCGAAGCGCCGGAAACCTGTCCAGCGTATGTCAGCCGGTCGAGAACGCTCTCGACGTCTTCTCCTTCCACTTCCCACTTGTTCATAATCTTCGTGACGTTCTGGATGTTTCCAACAACATCCGTCCCCGTTACGTTCGAGAAATCAAGGAATTTCACCGTAACATCCGTAAGGCTGTCCCCGGTCAATCCCATCCTCGTATTGATCTCTCCTATAGCCGCCGCCGTGCTGGAAAGGTCTGCCCCCTTCGCCGCTGCGTATGCGTCCATGGTGGATTTCATAAGCCCGTCGAGCGCTTCTCCTGTTGCTCCTGTGGCGTTTACGACCGTGCTCTCCGCCTCCGAAAAAGCGTTCGCCATCTCGTAAGCCGCCTCCGCAATCTCTTTAAGCGCTACGGTTATCCCTGCCGCCGCCAGCGTTGAGGAAATCGAAGAAAAAGCATCCGAACCGACCGAACCCGCCTTTTCCAGCTCTTCCCCTGCCTTGTCGCTCTCTTCCGCAAGCTTTTCCGTCGCCTCGCTTGCTTTTCTGTTGGCCTCTGCGAGCCTGTCTGCCGCTGCGCTGGCTTTCTCCGATGCTCCCGCGAGTGCGTCTAAATCCTCCGAGCTTGAAATCATAACAGCGTCGTAGTCGTCCATGGCGGATTGTGCCGCTTCCTCTGCGGCTCTTACCTCTTCCATAGCCGATTGAGCCTCTTCCAGAGCGCTTGCGAATGCCTCCTGCGCCTCTCTCGAAACGTCCGTGCTCTCCGCCAGCTCCTCTGCGATCTGCGCCGCGTCTTCCATGGCGCTCGAAAGCTCTTCCTGTATCGCCGGTGTCTCTTCCAGCGTGTCGTTCAACTGCCCCGCGCTCCTGTCGCAGAGCTCGTACATTTCTTCCAGCTCCTCCGCTTTTGTCTTCCAAAGCTCAACCATGTTCGCGGAGCTGCTTAAAGAATGAGCTACGCCGTCAACGCTTTTCGCCGTCTGCGCCGCTCCATTCTCTATGCCGTCAAAAGAGGCCGCTATGTCGCCTCCAACGGAATCGAAAGTATCTGACAGCCTGTTTGCGCTCTGCGCTATGCTGTCGAGCTTCGCGCTCATATCATCAACGAGTGTAAACCGCGCTATTAAGTCTGCCATGTTATCCTCACCTCTCTCCCGTATATGTAGTCGAAAGCCCCTCTTTTGTGGCCAAATCTATTTTTTCATCAAAAAGCACCGCGTTTCTTCGATGCTTTCTTTGTATTCTCTTTGTTGTTTTCTTAAATATTGCCGTGGGCGCGGAAATTCCACGCCCTTCGGCTTTTTGTGCTTAATTTTTCGGGAAAATTGTAATATCCCGCCTTGTCGGGTTCTTATCCTCGCACAGTTCCGAGGCTATGTAAAAAAGCTTCATCCTTTTCGGCATTTCCGAAAATTCTTCCGGCCTCAAATTGTGTCTCTGCCACAAAATATGCGCCCAATGCCCTTCGCTTCCGGGCGCATTTATCAGTTTTTTGCCGCTTCAAGGTCTTCGTCGTCTCCGTCTTCCATCCCCGGAACGAAGCCAAGCGCTTTCATAACGATCCTGTTTACGTGCTGGAAATCATCTACCTTCGGAAATACGTTCAGCGGCATCTCCGTAATGTCGTTGCACTTGTAGTATGCCATGAGCTCCGGGTCTTTGAGGTCTGGATACTGCAGCGCCTCCGCTATGATGTGGCGCGTGGCGCGTGCATTGTCCTTCTTTGTCTTCCAGACAACCTCGTTACCAGAAATCAGCGGGTTGCCCTTCTTGTCCGTGGCAATCGTCTGTTCCTTGTAGTTGTCGTTAATATCCTGTATCTGTTTCTGTGTTAGAACCTTGATCTCGAACATGAGGGTGTTTCCGTCCTCGTCCTTGAAGCTTTCCGGCCCAAGTGCTCTTACGATCTCCGGCTCTTTGCTGTTCATAAAGTACTTTAAGTCCTTCTTTGTCATGTGTCCGTCCTCCATTTAGTTTTTTAGTTCTCCATAAAAATCTGCCCCGCGGGATTTCTCCGTTGGGGCAGTAAGCTGATTCATTACACAATATCCTTCGCGTTGAAGCTGATATTGTCGTCTACGACTTCACCGCCGCTGTCCAGCCTTGTGAGCGGAAGATCGCCTGTAAGCACTACGCCGACGCAAGTTACTACGTCCTCGCCGTGCGCTGCGTAGTAATCGCTGTTCTCGTCGTTCATAATGCCCTGTATCTTAAGCTCCGGGGTCGCGCCGCTCGCGATGTACTCCTTAATCTTTTTCTGGAGCCAATTAGTGCTCCTCCGTCTGGTGATCGTGCCTGTGATATTGTATCCCAGCCAGCGGGAGCTGTTGCTTCTCTCTCCGAGCTGCTTACCGCTCCACACATCCGGCTGGAAGTTGATAGTGCAGTTTACGCTATCCAAGCACTCCACGCCGTCGATAAATACCTTGCCCTCACGCAAGCTGATAGGATTTTTGTTATATTCCATCAAAGCCATGGTCTCTTTCCTCCTTTATTATCTCGTCGAAATCGTAAAGTACAGTTTCTCCGCGCTATCGACGGCTTTCAGACCGACGTTAAAGTAGGTCTCGTCTCCTTCGCTCTTGCTCCTGTCAACGACAAAGTCGTTATCGTAGTCCACTTCGTCGATCGCTCCTACGTCTGCGAACTGCTTAAGGATGGAGCGTCCTACGCCCTCCATAACAGCCCAGCCCGTAGTACTGTTGTCAAATTTGTTCGGCGGGAAGTTGAGCTGCACAGCTTCCGCGAAGGTATCGAACACGCGAATGATGCGGTTCTTGCTGTAGCTCTTGTCCTTCTTATCGCCGTATGTAACGAGCGTGTTGATATCGTATTCAACGATAACCGCGCCTCCCTCGCTGATTGAGAAGAATAGCTGGCCTTTCTTGATCGCGTCAACCGCCTGTTCATGGGTCTTCGGGTCAACAACCTCCGTCGCTCCTTCGTACTCCCAATATGTCGCGCTCTGTACGTTAGAGGCCGATGCTTCTGCCGCTGCCACCCAAGCGCAAGCTTCTGCTGCGGTAAGAGCGTTGTCGTCCAGCTTCACGCTGTTCGTGACGTTGATTACGCCCTCGTAGTCTCCGGCGCTCGTGTTCGGCATAACGACCTGTACGCCCTTGCCTACGCTGTCGCGCAGATATTTGATCTTTGTCTTTGCCGCGCTCTGCAAGGCCGGTGTCTCAATCGGGAAGCAAAGAGTGTTAAACTTCACTCTCTCAACCGCGTCGAGGAAAGCCGTAACATCGCTGTTGCTCATGGCCTCGTCGGTCGCTCCCGTGAGGTTTACGCCAGCCGTAACCGGCAGAGTTGCCGCCGTAACAGCAGCCGCCTCGCTGTCGTCGTAGAGCTTCTGGAAATACTCTTTCCCGTCTACCGGGGTCTCGTCGTTCGTGAGCACGTAGGTCTCGCCCTGCTTCTCGTAGTATCCCTCTTCCTTCGGATTAACCTCCGTGATGATGGAAACGTCCGCGTACTGCTCAATCTGCTCCGCTGTCGCCGTAACGGGAGGAGTGTAGCTCCCGCCGAAGTCGATGTAGCTCTGCCCGTTCATCTCCTCAACCGTCTTAATTCCTTCCAGAAGGGCTACCGTCCTGCCATCAAGGTTGATTTCAAGGTCGTATCCGTCTGTCGGGTTCTCTGTGATTGCGAAGTTGAGCTTGTTTCCGCGTGTTCCTGCGTATTTTGCAGTAGCGGTAATGCCGCTGATCGCGCCTGTCGCTTTCGTCCCTCCGTTGATCTTGTAAACGATAACCTTCGCTGCTCTCTTGAACGCCTCGCGAATAAGGAGCATCTGTCTGTTATCGTCCTCGTCGTAGATGCTGTAGCCGAGCACTTCCGGCTTTGCATCCGGGGCTTGCGTCGTGAGCTCTACGAACTCTCCAACCGGCCCATAGTTGTGATTAGTAAGCGGTACAATTACTGTACCCCGCTCGCTGATTCCGAGGATGTCGTGCTTCGTGGTCTCAAAGTTGATGTAAGTACCCGGACGAACCTTCCCGGCGAGCTTGTCAAATCTTCCACCTGCCATGTTATTTAACCTCCTGTTCTTTCCAGTTATTTATGATCTCACGCATTTCGTTCACGGTGTATTGCCCTTCGAGCCCGTAAGTTGCGCCGTCGTAGGTGGTGATCCCTACGCCGAAAAGCTCCAAGCAATCTTTTCGCAGTCGCGCCACCGTGAACATGGGCGCGGCTTTTTCCGTCACGATTGCAGGAGGAACGCTCCTGTTCTCCGTGGCTTTTTTCTTTTTGTCTGCCATTTCTTCCTCCCGCTTAATGTATTGAATAAGCCATGAGAGCCTCTTCCATCGCCTCGTCTACGGTTTTCTCCTCGTACTTCTTGCCGTATAACGAAAGGTCGAAGGAAGCGGCTTTCTCTGCCGCATCCGTGGTGTACGGCCTCCGGCTTCTCCATGAAACGGTCACTTGTGCCGCACCATCGTCCAGCACCTTAACCGTCGGGTCATTTATGCGTACTCCCAATTCTGTCTCGCTTCCGTCCTCGTTTATAAGAGGTATTAAATTATGCGCCGCCCGCGTCTCGCTTACCGCCATAAATCCGAGCCTGTACGCTTCCTGTCTCGTTTTCGCAAAAAACGTGACGTATATAACATAATCTATGTTATAGCTGTTCAGCGTCTCTCCCCCGGTCTCGATCTCTGGCGTAGGGAAAAAAGCGGCTGGTACTGCGAAGCTCTGTGGTATGGCGTAATAATACGGATGCGGGTTTCCTGTCTTGTCAAGCATCCACTTAATGATGCTCGCTATTTCCTGTTCCAGCATTTTCGCCTCCTATTGTGGTAAGTGCGTGTCTATCCATCGTTTCAGCTTCGCTTCGCATAACCCCGGCATCATAGCGTTCATCGCTCTTAATGCCGCGTCGAAGTAATGTGCTCCCTGCACCCACTTCTGTTTCAGCAACATTCCGCCCTCTGCGTTTGGGTCATATATGAACCTATCCCCTTCCCATTCTCCGGGGACGAACCTTGTCGCCACCCCTTTCGGGTTTGTCCAATGCCCGTCGTTCACATATTTTGCGTATTCAACACTCGAACCAACGTAAAGCGTCATGCCGCCCTCGTCCAGCTCCCACACGTTGCCCTCTGCGTCCTTATGAAACGAAGTAAGCAACTGTCTCGTATCTATGACCTTCCGGCTAACGATCTCCTCTTGAACGATGCGCAAAAACTCGTTCCCAATTCCGTCCAGAAATATTTCCATATCCTCTCTGAATTGTCCGCTTGCCGCCCGTTCAAGGCTTCCGAAGAACTCCTCAAAGCCATTCAAGTCCACATTGACCGTCGCCATATCACAAATCCTTTTGCCTTTCCTTTTTCTTTATGTAAACGAATAAATGGTGACCGCGTATATTGTGCGGTTCATCTGCCGTGTACTCGTATCCCGTATCGCAATCCACGATCCTGTCGTTAAGCCTTATGTCTGTGCCTTTTGGCAAGGTAAGCTTTATCCTTGCGTCCATCATGTTTATGGGCTGCGTCTGCGTGATTGTCACGCTCATGCTTCTTACTCCAAAATGGCACTCTAATCCGCTTATATCTGGTTCGCTCGGATACTCAAAGGAAGGTGAGCCGGGCAATCCGAACCCCGGCGATGCCGTGCTCTCTGCTATGTGGTAAATGTCGCACCTATGGTCGAAGAAATCCTCTAAAGCCATCTCAGCGCCTCCTCATAGTCTCCGCATCCGCATCGTAACGGAGTTGTTTGCTCCCGCGTTCACAAAGTCGTCAAGGAGTGCCGCAAGCCCCAAATCGTCCAGCATTGTCGCGCTGTCGCTTGCTGTATAGCTGTAGTCGTCAAATGTCTCCGACTTCACCCCTCTCGCAACTATGATCGCCGCGTGTCCGTAATGCTCTGCAAGGATAAGCACGGCTGTCTTAACCGCTGCTGGTAACTCCTCGTATTCCGAGAAATCGTTGTGGCAGTATGTAATTACATATTGTTCCGCCCTCGTAATGTCCACGAGCAACTTCGCGTCGCTTCTGGTTTTCACTCCTTCTGCGTCGCTGTACTCTCTGACCTCCTCCGGCGTAACCCACGGTCTTTCCGCCATGCCCGTGTCCTCCTTATTCCGGGATGCCAGCCGCGAAAATGTAGAAATCCACCTCGCCAGACGCCGCCTCAACCGATAATGTAGCCTTGATCTCTGCGCCCTCTTTGGCTTTCACAAACGCATTCGCGCTGTATGCCCCCTTCGTTGTCGCTGTCGCCACGCTGTCTGCCAGCACGGTGTCGTCGTCCTCTCCTACGGTGAGACTTACCTTTCCGGCGGAAAACGCTGTCGTAACGTCCGCCACGGCCTTTGTGATGACGACGTTCTCCGGGATTTTCCCGATGACAACGCCCTCTGTCGCTCCGTCCGTGTCAAATTTAAGTGTTCCGGCATAAAAAAGATTCACCACCCCGCATTCACCGAGGTTATTCGCTTTTACTTTCATTTGCCTTTTCTCCTTCCGTTGCCTTTTTCCTTCTGCAACTCTACCATTGTCGGGCTACCATACTTGATGATGCCGTCCAAATCCTTCGCCGGAAGCTCTGCTCGCAGTTTCTCGATGATCTCCGCTTTGGTCTTGCATCCTTTGATGTCCACATCTCTATATGTGGCAAAGGTTTCAAGCTCGCTCTTGTTCATCTCGTCCAGCGTCTTCCCTTCCTGCTCGGCCTCTACCACCGGGGTTTCCTCCGGGGCTTCTGCGCTTTCTGCCGCGCTTCCCGATTCCTCCGCAACTTCTACAAAGAAACCCGAGGCCACCGCTTCTCTTGCGGCAGCCTCATCTTTCACGTAAACGTCCGGCTTCTGCCGGGTTGCGGAAATCGCGCCGTCCAGCGTTGTGTAAGACCGTCCTTGTATCAGTTTAAGGTGTACCATGCGCTCCACCTTTAACGAAGGTTGGTAATGATCGCTGTAGCGTCTGTCTCTTCGATAATCGGGTCGAAGTCGAAGTGTACGACATAAAACCGCTTATCCTGCATGATGGCCTCTTTGCCCTCAACCGTCTTTCTGATCTGCACAGCGTAGGTGTTGACCACAATGAGGTTCTTCGGGTCTGTGAGGATGATCTTGTCATCTGCAAGGCTCGGGCAAACCACGGAAGGAATACCCGCGGGGCTCTTGTAAAGGCTCTCCGGCACTGCGCCGCCCTTCTCCACGATCTGATTTAACAGGAACAGCTCCCATTCCTGCGCTCTCCGGGGAGACATCAGCCAGCGAAGCTTTCCGTTGTTGTACTTGTTCGGCACAGTAGCCAAAGCATTGTAAAATACATCAAGGCTCATGCTTCCGTCTGCGCCGCCAGCGGTTGCGTTCAGTACATGACCGTCTGCCTTGATCTGCTTAATCCAGCCGTCGTTCAGTTTGAGGAAGTCGTAGTCCTCATCCGTGGACGGTGTGGCTTCGTCGCCGTTCAGATACAGGTCTTCGCAATCGATACCGAGCTGCGTGGTCATAAGGTTGGCTACAACACCCTCGAAAGCCTGTCCTTCGATGTTCTCACGCAGAGTCTCTTCTGTGATCTCCCAAGGCAATCTTGCCGCCGTGGTAGCGTACTCGATCGCGCTGGTCTTCACGTCTGCCCTGTACCCGTCGTCGGTGTTCTCGGTTTTCTTCCGCAGGATGCGGCTTGCGATGCCGATCTTGTCGATCTCGCCCGTTTTCGACCGGCGAAGCTCGTGCCGAATCAGCCCCCCAAGTGTGGTAGCATCAAATGTCTGCTGTAAAAACTTCTGCGCCTGTTCCGGGTTTAACAGCCCGTTTGCAATCGTATTTGTTTCGATCGCTGCCTTTGCTACAATGTCTCTGTTGCTATTCATCTCTTTTCCTCCTTTGCAACTCTGATCTTTGGGAATTATTTATAATAAACCATGGAGGTAGTGCTCCCCCTCCGCCGCTTTGGTTACGGCCTCTCCGTTGAGGTTCGTCGGAAGCCCTCTCGCTTTCAGAATCGGCGTAACCGCCGCCTCTACAGCTTCCCTGACCATCTTCTGCACGCTCTCCGCCGTAAGCGCTTCCGGCTGGTCTTCCTGCTTCTTGATCTCTTCGCCCTCTTCCTTTGTCACAGGTTCAAGGGCTTTCGTAACTGCCTCTTCGACCATCTTCTGCACGGCTTCCATCGTGATCTGTCCGTCCTGCTTCTCAACAGGCTTTTCTTCCTGCTGTTCAGCCTGTTTCGCAACCATCGCTTTTTCTACCGCGTCGGTCACGAGCTTTTCAATTTCCTGCTGCGTCATTTCGCTATCCTCCTTTGCGACTTTGTTCTGTTCTTCCTCCGGCTCTTCCGGCTTTTTCTGGTTCTCCGGCTTCTCCGGCTGTTCATCCGTCTTTTCGTCTGGCTCTTTTTCCGGCTCGTCAAACTCCTTAAGGAACTCTCCGAGGCTGTTGTAGATGCCCTGTAGCTTCTCTTTGTTCACGCAGGACATTTTCTTTCCGGCCTTTTCAATCTCCTCTTCCTTCTTGACTTCCGGCTCTTTGCTGTTTCCCTCGTCGTAAAGCCCGAGCGCTTTCGCGAGCTTCATAAACAAGCCCACCTTTTCGGTCTTCTCGACATTCTCACTCTTTGTCATCGCATCCAAATCCACATCCTCCTTACCGTATTCTCCTGTTCCGCCTATTGAAAAGCCCGTTATCTGGCCTTTTTCAATCTTGCTCCACACATCCGCATCCGATATTTCCATCGTCATCAGCCAAGTGCCTTTCTTGATCTGCTGTCCTTCCAGCTCGAAATCCGCTTTCGCTATCCAGCTTTCTACGACAACAGCGCCCTTAAATGGTTCAAAGCTGTGTTGGATGTCCACATTACTGCCGTTTCTGGCGAAGTAATAGGCCGCTTTCGTAATTTCGGCCTCGTTCATGAAATCGCCGTGAGAATCTTCTGTCATCGGCTCATATACGATGCCTGTGACATAATGGTTTTCAGCATCGGCTTTTACTATGCGTCCGTATGTGGAGAAGAGTGCTTTGTCTCGCTCTTCCTTCGTAATGAGGAATGTCTTTTTGTTTGCTGCCTTGTCCACCAGCGACACAAATTGTATCTTTGCATTGCTTATTGACGTCGCTTTCTTTACCGCTGTTTCTCCCATTCTAATCACCTCCTTTCGCGGCCTATTTTGTATATAAAAAAGAGCCTCGTTAGAAGCTCCTCTTTAACAATGCCTTTATTCGCCTGTATTTTCCGCTTTAGCGGGTTCTTTTGTCCCCACGGTCGTTTTCCCGTCGAACAATATGAACGTATGTTCCTGCCGCTCCTGCGCTCGCGTGTGCTGTCATTCTATCCCGGCCTTTGCCCTGTTCCTTGCGTCGAGCTCTGCCTCCCAATCGTCGTCCATGCTGTCAAGTGCCTCTCTCTGCATCCTCTCTCTTTCTTCGAGCGGAAGCCCCAAAACATCCTCGTCCACAATCGGTTGGCATATGCAATGGCAATTTATGCGCTCCCCCGCTGGCAGGTTCGTGTCTCCGGGGTACATCGGGTAATAATACTCCCCGTCTGCTCCAAGGAGCTCGAACGGCGAATCCTTATCGACCGTCGCTCCATCCATCTCTACGTGGTTGAGGCGCGGCTGGTTCCTATAATCGCCCGTGTGCATCCATCTTTTCTTGCTGACCGACGGGCTTTGCATGAAAGCCTCCTGCTGCGCAGCCCTATGAGCGGTCAATACTTCCGTAACGGCGCACCTTCTGGCCTTGTATCTTTCGTCCCTAATGCCGCTTTCCAGAATCCTCCGGGAAAACTCCTCTATCCCGATTCCTTCTTTAAGCCCCTGCGTGTAAATCCGCTCAATCTCTCCGTGGCTGTTCAGCTTCATAAGGTCGCCCAAGTCCGCCGCCCAGCTTCGCATCCAATCTGTGGCTCTCTTGCTCAACCTATGAAACACGAGCGCCCTGTCCGTCATTTTGAGGTAATACTCCGTGTACTTCGGCATGAACCGCCGGAAACTGTCTCCCACGCGTTCCGCGATCTCGTCGTCAACGTGGTCTTTCCGCTTCATATCTCCCCAAATCCTCTCGAACTCCTCTATGTCTTTCGACCTGTTCAAGGCTCTCTGGACGAGCCGCGTTTCCGCTGTAAGCGCCCCCGCAACGCCCTCCTCGATCTCGTCGATGTACTTCATCGTGTCCCCGGCGTGCGTATAGCCCTCGCTTTCAAGTATTTTCTTTAAGTCGTCCTCCGCTTTCGCGAGGTACGCGTCTATTGCTTTAAGTAATGCCTTGCATTGCTGGCACATCCTTTTTCCTCCGCAGAAAGGAGCGGGCGAGGATTTCTCCCCGCCCTAGAATCATGGAAAACAAAATGGAAAAGGCAGGGGTTTCGCCCTGCCTTATCATCAGCACCGTTTTTATTTGGGAAGTTTTGGATTTATGTCTCCTAAATATTTAAGCAATCCAACATCATCTGGCTTTTTTTCGTCTATGTAATCAATGATTTTTTGCTGCAATCCAAATTCTTTTGCTGTGACATAAACCATTTTTACCATAGCTTCATAGGCTCCGGGTACTGTTTCAACCTTCGCTTTGAGCTCTCTATTCAGTTCCTTCCCTGTCCTGCTCGTCTTCATCATCTTCCCCGTTTTCCTCGTAATCGTCATCGTTCCAATCAGCTTTCCAGAATATATTGTAATCTCCGTATCCCCTGTTCTCGAAGCTGTAAATATGGTATCCATATTCGTCTGATGTAAAGTGAGCCGCTTCTTCTTTTCCGTGGTATAGTCCGCTGTTGCTCGCTATCTCACTTTGAATTTTCCTATATTCGTCTAATGGCAATTTTAGCGTAGGCCGATTATATGGATTCCCATTTAAGTCTTCCTTTCTTTCGTTATAGAATCCATACTTTTCAGCGTAACCCGTTCCGCTGTCGTGCGAAGATTCTCCTCCGTTGGGCTGTCCTCCCTTGTGAGCAAATCTTCCGGCTTCTCCCCTTGGATGTTCGCTTTCTTCATATTTCGCCTTAATTATACTTTCTTCTGAAGCTTTTTCCAAGAGGTTTCTAACCTCTTTCATGACGGCTACGATCTCGTCGTCGTGGTTTCCTTCTGCCTTTGCTATCTGCTTCTGCATAGCCATCATAAGCCCGCTCATATCCTGCGTTCCCTGTTGCTGCTTCTGCAAAGCCAGCGGGACGTCCCCCCACTCCTCCGGGAAAGGCTCTGCTACGTCTCCCATCGCCTCGAACACAATGTCCTTCGCCTTGTTCGGCGTAAGCCCTCCTGCTTGATTCGCTACGGAAAGGAGCTTAAACAGGTCATCCGGGTTCGTAATATCCGGCTCCATGAAGTAGGCCTCAACGTACTTAAACTGATATTCGTTCAGCAATCGGTTGTTTATCGCCCACGCGAGGCTTCTTCTCTCCGGCTGGAACACCTGTTCCTCCGTGACCTCCTGCGCCGTCTGTGCTGTCGCCCGGTTGAAGTCTGTTGTATATCCAACATAAAGGTCTGGAAGCTGGAAAGAGCTCTGCACGCGCCGCCTGTTGTTGTCGAGGTAGTCTTGGAAGAGCTCGTCTTTCTGCAAGATGCTCGCGAGCTCCTTAATCTCAACGTGTGGCTTCTCCGTCTGGTCGAAGTCCGTCCTTCCGTCCGTGCTCTCCGTTTCAAGGAGAATAAAAGCGTGTTGCCCCGCTTCTCCCTTTATGTCGTCCATGTATGTCTGCAGCTTCTGGTAGCTGTCATCCGAAAGCGTCCCGCCCTCGATCATAATCATAAGCGGCGTATGTCTTCCGTTCTCGAAGTAGTTGTTGTTAAGGTTCTCCGCTTTCCGGCTGCCGTCTACTCCGAGTATCTGGCCTACCCACCGAACCTCGCCGTATGGCTGCGTACCAATCGCAAACTCCATGATCTCGTTCGCTTGGTATCTCGCTTCCAGCGTTTCCCCGTCTGGAAGGTACTCGCCGTCCCGGTTGTCCATAATCCGCGGGTCTCCGAACTCTTTGAAGTAAACGGTCTTCCCGCCTACGTCCTGCCTGTACTTCATAAACCGTTTCGGCCTCGTCATCTCCTGCCCGTGGTGGTAAAATGGCACTTCAATGTACGGGTCGAGCGGTCTCGTCTTCCGCATGGTCGGGGTTTCCTTAATAAATTCGATCTGCTTAACCTTCCCTTCGAGGTCTCTAACGACTTCGAGGTAGGCGATGCCGTAGGTCTCCCGCGCCTCAATAACATCCTCGAACACCTCTTTGGTGTCCTGCTCGATGTTCAGAAGCTCGATAACCTCGCTTGCCATCTCGAACTCTGCCGCCATCTCCGGGGTCTCGTCTGCATCGTCAATGTATCTAACTCCAATGCCGAACCCGCAAATATTGTTCTTGTATGCCCTTATACATTGCGGAAGGATTGAGCTCCCCTTCGCCATGTTCTTAAGCCCTTCGAGGTCGAACTCCGGGATAATCCACTCCGACGCACTAAATTGCTCCTCTTTCGATAAGCTCGTTGGTGTCTCCGATTTCTCGACCGCTTTCGCTGATTTAATTAACCGAACATTCATACCCCTGCTTTTCTTTGCCATCTCTTACCGCCTTTTCTTTTTCGGCAACTTGACCGGCAAGCACAACAGTAAAACGCAGTCGGCCTCGTCCGGCGACGGCTGGCCTCTCTTCTTGACCGCATCCTTGCTCTCTATCCTAACCTTGCTCTGATCCGTAAGGCTGTATTTCCTCGTCGAGAGCTGTGCTACAAGGTCGTCATCGTCCGGCAAAATAAGCTCGACCGGCTTCGGGTTTCCCTGCTCGTCATGCGGCGAAAGAAGCCCTTTTACAATCGACATCATGTATGTTGTGCTGTCGTGATAATACTTATGCTTTATCCTCTGCCCGAATTTAACCGGGTAGACCTCCATCCACCACAGTTTCTCCGGGTTAAACTCTTTCATCTGGCGAAGACGGTCAACCACTCCGCCGCCAACTCCGCCGTCATCTATCTTAACCGCTATCGGGTCGCTCGCTTCCGGGGTAAGGTTATACTTCCGTACGAGCTCTTCCCCTAATATCACGATTTCGTCTGCCGTCCTCATGGTATCTTGCCCCTGTCGCTTACGCCACAGTTCCACCTTTTCGTCTACCCGATAACCGATTACCGTCTTGTCATCGCCAAATCTCGCAATATCCGCCCCTATGTGTATCTGGAACGGCTGCGCTTTCGGCCTGTACTCCGTGAGGATGCTCTTTTCAACCATCGGAAGAGGTATAAATACGTCATCCTCTGCCAGCGGGAAGTCCCCGCTCACACGTACGCGGAAAACATCGCTGTCCTCCCCGTACATATTTATGATCGTGTCAATGAACTCCTGCGGCACACGCGAGCTTTTCCGCCCGTCTATGTGCATCGCCCTATAGCTCCCGCGGTTCTTGTTGTGGCTGTCGTAAAAGAATCCCGATAGCTGCGTCGGGTTTCCGCACATAAGAAGCCTTGAACCGCTCGAAGAAAGCGCACCCAAGACCGGCTCGAAGATTTTGTCATCTACGCCGCTGGCCTCGTCTATAATAAAAAGCAGGTTCTCCGCGTGGAAACCCTGCAAAGCATCCGGCTTCGATGCTGTCCGCGCCACCGCGAACCATTCTTCCGGGTGATTCTTCATGTAAAGCTTTTCTTTCGTCCAGATTAGCTCATTCGCGAGCGCGCTGTTGTTCCGTAGCCACTTGCTGATCTCCGCCCACAATATATCGAAAAGCTGGTGTTGTGTCGGTGCTGTGCATGGAATCTTTGGAAACGGCCTCGTAACCATGAACCAAATAACCGTCCATGCCTCGACCGCGCTCTTTCCTACACCGTGACCGCTTCGTACCGTCGTCATCGGGTTATCCGCTACGCTTTTCAGTATTGCCGCCTGTTCTTCATCTGGCCTAACACCAATCAAATCCTCTACAAACTCGACCGGGTGCTCTGCGTAGTAAAGGATTGCATCCTCTCCTATCATCCGTTCTCCTCCACCCGTCGTTTGTATGCCGAAACAATCGTATCCGCGAGGCTCGCTCCCGTGCCGTCCTTCTTCTCTGCCTCTGCCTCGTCCAGCATCATAAGCTCCCGCTCTATCTTTGCCCCTACCTCAATAAACTTCACGATATCCTTCGCGAATATCGAATCCAGCTCTATCTTGTTCAACGCTTCGACGGCTTTTTTTTGCAGCAAAAGCGCTGTCTGCATCTGGCGGGTCTGCATTTTCTTTATCTCCGCCTTTTTTGCTGACAGTTCTTGTCTCCGCAGTTCTTCGTCGTATTCCCTCGCCCTCTGCACCCAGCTCCATCTTGAGCTCCAACGGGCTATGAGTGTATGGGATTTGTGTAACTCTGCCTCAACCTTGTGCAAACTGCGGTTTTCTCCCATCTGTAGGTAAAGGTACAAAGCCTCGTAAGCCTTTTGGCTTTCGTTCGGCTGCCTCTCCCACGGTTTCTCACTCCTGCTTCCTTTCGCCATTATCTCCGTCTCTCTTAAGAGCGTATGCGTAAACGATATCGCCGTTCTCGTCTCTTCTCTTCGGCCTAAGTATTCCTCCGTAGCCTTTCGCCGGGCTCGTTCCCTTGTTCGGGCTGTTCCAATTCTCTCGAATCCACTCCGCCATCGTCGTATCGTAGTTCAATGCCCTTGCTCTGTTGCTGCCGGTGTTGTAGCCCATCGCACCAGACCACCCGAAATCAAAGTACCTGTCTATTCCCTCGCTTATGTCGGAAAAGCTAACCTCGCCCTTTTCTCTCGCCGTGATGATCGCCTGTCCGATGTTCCCGCTCTGGTTCACTCCCCATTCCGGCGGAACCCCACAGCAGTTACAAGCGTCGTTACATTCCCTGCAAAAAGCATCTGAAACGTGGAATCTCATTCCAAGGCTATGAACATAATCCCTCATATCGTGGATTATCGGGGCTTTTATCCCCCTGTTCAGCCTCTTGTATCCGTTCTGCTTGCTGTTCTGCATATAATATTTATGTATATCGAACCCGCAAATCTCCGAAAGCTGCGCGTACCTTTTCTTCAAGTCCTCGTTCGCCCTGCTTTCCATGCAGAAGAACTCCGTTGTAACGCTGTCCGCTCCCGCGTCCTTCGCCATCTTAATAAGTGTCTTATAGTCCCCGGACACTCCAATGATGAAAGGCCGGAGCCGTAACGTAACGTGCAGCCCCGCGTCTGCGAGGTTCTTTATCGCCTCTATCCGCTTTGCTGGTGTCGGACATCCGATCTCTATCTTTCTGGCTTTCTCTGCGTCCGCCGTGATTATGCTGACCTTAACGTGCCAATTATGCGCGTGCTTCCGAAAAAGCTCCATGTATCGCTCGTCTTCCGTCCACCAAGCCGCTTTCGTGCTAAATGACAGCGGGTAATCTATCTTGTCAAAATACCGTAAGAGCTCTAAAGTAACTCCGTATCTTCTTTCCCACCCGTCAAATTCATCTGCGAGCCCCCCCCATTGCATTATGCGCCGGTTCTGGATGTACGGGAAAAATTGGAGCTCTACCTTCGACGCGTTCGCCCTGTCGTTCCTAAACGCTTTCTCGAACAAGTCTATAACCTTCTTCGGGTTCACGCTCCTCGGAAGCTCCTTCCCAATGTAGCCGTTCATGCTATGGCTCTTCTGGAAGTATGCAAAGCAGTAAAGGCAGTTGAAAGCGCACTTGCTGTAAGTGTCGAAGCTCATAGGCATCGAACAATCAACTATCTCCATGCTCCATCTCGGTGACGCGTAATTCTGTTTCAGCTCCTTATCCGGCATTCCTGTTATTACTCCTCTATTCTTATGACCGTTGTGTATGTTCCCTCTTTGACCTTGCCCTTGTATCCCTCGTTCTCCGCCCATTGCTCTGCGAGCCCTGCGTTGAGAAATACCAGACTAACGACGTAGCTCCCGCCTATCACGGTTTCCTCGCTGTCTTCATCCCATTCGCTGTAGTCTTCGTCGTCGTCTCCCCAAAGGTCGTCATTATTCGCCAGCATGACCGCCAGCTCCTCCGCCGCAAATCCGCAAAGCGACTTAACCTCGTCGTCGAAGCCTCCCACGATCTTTTCCAGCTTATCGTAATCCCATCTCCCCTTAATCTTGTTAAGGGCGACGTTAAGGACTTTCTCTTCGTCCTCATCCAAGTCCACGATTGAGCACGGTGCTTTCTTCTCTCCGAGGTACTTAAGAACCGCGAGCCTCTGATGCCCTCCTACGAGGTTGCCCGTCCTCTGGTTCCATACCAGCGGGACGATCTCTCCAAGCACCTCAATGCTGTCCTTAAGTCTCTCGAACTCCGGCATCCCCGGTTCGAGTTTAACCCTCGGATTGTACGGGGCTTCATTCAGCAGTTCAATCTCAATTTCCTGCACCATAGTCCAGCCCCTCCATTCTCACCGTAATATTCCTCGAAGCTCCCTCGTATCTCGCCTCGATCTCTCTTTCTTCCAGCCACTCCTCCGCTTTTTCCTTCGTCGGGAAGCTTAAGAAGATGGTGAACTCTTCATTTTCTTCCGCTTCTTCCTGCTGGTCTTGCGCTGCGCCCCCGGCGCTTTCCTGTTCTTCTCCGTCCTCCGTTTCTCCGAAGTCCGGCTCTCCCATATCGAACAGATTTTGCAGTTCTTCCGAAGAAAATCCCGTAAACTTAATGTCTTCCGGGCTCATTTCCTCGAAAAGCTCTTTCAAAGCCTCGTATTCCCAATCGCCCTCAATCTTGTTCAGAGCTATATTCGCGATCTTCTCGTGTTCTTCGTCCTTTTCTATTACGACGACCTCCGCTTCCGTTTCGCCCTGCGCCAGAAGCACGTTTAACCTCTGGTGACCGCTAACGAGCGTCTTCGTCGTCCTGTTCCAAACCAAAGGCTCCACAAGGCCGAACCGTTCTATGCTGTTCTTCAAATCCTCGTATTCCTTGTCTCCCGGTTTCAGCTCCACCCTCGGATTGTATTCCGCTGGCCTTATGTCTTTAAGCTGCATCGTTTCAACCGTCACGCCGTTTCTCTCCTTTGGTCTGTGTTTATGACTTCTCCGTGGAACCGCTTCGCGTATTCAAGAAACATCCTCTTCGACTTCGTTTTCGTCGTCTTTACGAATGCCGGTGTTATCGTGCTCCCTGCCGCCCGTAGTCTCTCCATCGAGGTTTTTAAGCTACAAGTGATTAAATAAAGCTTCGTTTCTACTCCGAGAGAGGAAATAAACTCGAAAATCTCTCTGTTGTTTATCCTGTCCCCCTCCAAGAGTATGTCTTTATCCTTATGTTTCTTAAGGAACGTCTTTATCCTGTCCTTTGCGTTATAAGGAAGCGTATCCGTTCCTTCTGTCCTTTTCCCTATGCCATATTTTCCGAGGGCTATAATCCCGTTCTTAAATCTCGTATAGGCTATCTCTTCGCCCTCAACGATTTTTTCTGGTTCCATGAGGAAGGTTGTCTTTACGAAGGTTGTCTTTCCCCCCCGCTTTGTCCAATGGCAATATAGAACATATCTTCGCCTCCGCTCTTTTTCAGCTTCGGAAGTTTTATCTCCATGAGGTAGTCGCCATCCTTCATACCTACGACAACCGCCCCCGCCTTTTCCCTGTAAAATGTTCTTCCGCTCTTCGTCCGGGTTTCGATCTTCGTTATCCCTTCCTTCAAGCAGAATCTTATGAGACGCTTTAACAGCTTCGTTCCGTATCCTCTCCCCTGCGCCTCTTTCCTCGTCGCCATCCCGACGATTCTGAACCCGTCCCTCTTCCTGTATCCTATGAGAAACGCGTCCGAGTCTATCCGCTCCGCGTAAATCTTCGCTGGCGAGTGCACCTGTATGAATCGTTCGTAGCTAACGTCTTCGACCGTCTGCTTATTCTCCGACGCAATCGCTATCTCTCTGTACACTTCTTCCCGGAATCCCCTATAGATCGTCAAGGCCCAGCTCCTACGCTATATATACGAAAAGCCCCGGCATTTCCGAGGCTTTATAGACTTCTTCTGACTTTACTACATTAGCACATTATTATGTGACAGTCAAGCCCTTCCGCTCGTATATACGCGCAGTTTTTATGTATTTCTCGTGTTGTCTGGAAACTTCTGCAACTGAAACAACTCGCATCAACTGAAACAACTCTTACGAAGTCCCCATTTCCCGTCTCGTGTGTCTCGAAAAAATCTGCCTCGCGTTATCCGCCGTCATCCCCTCGCCTATCCAATCCGCCGTCTTCTCGAAGGAATAGCACTTTATGCACCTTCCCGTAAGAACCTTCCTCTCTTTCTCGCTTCTGGATGCGAACGCAATATATACCTCTATCCTGCTCCGCGCCCTTTCTGCCATCCGCTCTCTTGTCTCAACCTCTTTTTCAAGGTCTATAACCTCCACAACGTCCTTCTCGATCTTCGAGCTCGCCGCGTCGTTCCCTCTCGGCATCCCCGTCAGTTTCGGAGTTTTCGCGCTGTAAAGAGCCGCCCTCTTCTTTGTGAGCTTCTCTTTCAGCTCGTCAATCTTCTCCCTCATAAAAAAGTACTGCATCAGCTCCGATTTGCTTAAAATAGGCTTCACAATCCCCTCCACTATTGACATAATCGTTTGTAAATGCTACGATGTTTATATCCGTATAGAGGAAGACTCTATTTTTGTGATGTTGGGCGAGAAACGTACTTTCGCCGGTGCGTTTCCCGCCCTTTCCCTTTATTCCGCGTTTTCCACCGGGTTTCTCTTCCCGATCTCCTTAAATTCGTCGAATATCTCCCTGTACGCTGCGCTCTTCCCCGCGTTAAATGCCTCGCGCTCTGCGCCCTCTATGATTGTAAGAAGCATCCTAATCTTTTCTGCGTCGTTTCTGTGGCTGTTCAAAATGCAGGAAATGAGATTTACCCTCTCTTGCCTCCTCTCCTGTGCTGGTGTCTTTTTGTTGCCAATCATGCCGTTTCCTCCGTTTTCTTTGTGAGCCTGTACTGCCCGTATCTGCACTTATGCCCCAGCCTCGTTATCCCGTCTTTCATTACCGTCTTAATGTCCACGCCCTTGTTCCGCAGGTCTTTAACCCTCGCAGAAAGCCTCGTTATCCCGTATTTCTCTGTCGCCTCGATTGATGTAATCCCAACGTGTGTCTCCAAGTGCTTCAATATCTGCTTTTCCTGTGTATCGTTGTTCATTTAAGACCTCCCCTTCGCCTTTCAAAATAACAAACTCTTTACCTTCCGCTCTATGCTATTGCAAACTCTTTCGAGATTGACCTCTCCGGGCATAGCCTTGTCCGTCGCCCTGCAAATATTTCTCTCCCTCTCAATCGCCTTTAGGAAAATCCGCTGCTCCGTATCTGTGAGCGGCCCTATATCCTGTTGCCGTTCCCCGGTTCTTTCCTTTGGCTTGACGGGTGGTAACTCCGATGTATCAACCCATTCTTTTCTGTATTCGTCTTTCAACTTGAAACAATCGTCTTTCTCGTATCCCGGGCATTCGTATGCATAACCATCTATCCCATGATCGCAGTCATACTCGCATAACCCACAAACACTATCGTCCACATTTTTCTCTCGAATGTCGGAAAAAATGGCTTCTATTTCGTTTATAAGTTTCGTCAACTTATCCTTTGCCGCCTCCCGGCTTATGCAATCATCCTTTGGTGTGACGGATGGCAAGCTATCAAACGCTTTCAAATCCTCACAGGTTTCTGGGTTTCTGTAGCAAGTGCAATAATCCCTACAGATTTTACAATGTAAGCGCCTTGCATCTTTCCGGCTTATACAATCAGAAATATTTTGA